AGGTATAGCTTCTTTAACTCCTATTATGTCCAATCTATTTACTGGCAGACCTGAAACAGTTGATGCAGTGTATAATCCTTATGCTACAAGCATTGCTAATACTATGCGTAGACGTAGGTATGATATTAGTCCTGCTATTGAAGATTTAAATCGTAATAGAGCTACTAGTAATTATAATGCTAGCCAAATTAATACCAATACAGGAGCTAACTTAGCTTATAGATTACAGTCAGCTGTTAATACTGACAGAGCTATAGCTAGTTTAAGATCTCAAGAAAGTAATGTTAACAATCAGTACTTAGGTGATTATGCCAATACTATGAATAGTTTAGGACAGCAATGGGTTAATGCTACAAATATGGCTAATGAGGCTAATGCTCAAAACAGAGCTACTACTAGAAACATACGTAGAGCTGGTTTAAGTCAGTTAAGTCAATGGGCTCAGAATAGAGAATTGATGCGTAATCAAGAGTCTAGAGATAATGCAATGTTAGCTATGTTCGCTCCGTTCTTGCAATCCGGTTATACAGCAGACACTATTAGACAGTTTAATAAATGGTTAAGAAAAGGAGGTAACAATGTAGGCTAATAGATATGATAGAGCAGCGGAAGCTCCTATATTAAATACATATGTACCTATTAACTTTGGTGAATTATATAGGATAGGTAAAGAACAAGCAGATACAGTTCGTAAAGCAAGTGAAGAAATGTCTTCTGCTCTTTAGAAATTTGGTGAATTTTCTTCTATTTCAGATGTAGATGTACAAGACTATCGTGATTCAACTATTGGTGTATTATAGGGATTAATAAACGAAGCTGCGGCTAATCCAGATATTATGAAAGATGCTTCGTTTAGATCTAGATTTTATACAGGTTTGAATAGTATAGACTATTTACATTTGGCCAATCTTCGCAAAAGTGCTGAGAATATGGATACTCGTGAAAAAGCTAAAGCCGCGCTAAGAGCACAAGGTTTATACGCAGATTGGTTTGATGATCCAAGATATTCTGATTTACGCAATTGGAGTACTAGAGATAGTGGTATTATGACTAATATATCTCCAGACAAATACAGAAATATGGAAGAATTAGGTAGAGAGTACGTTAAGGATCTCAAACCCACTTTTTATAAAGGAAAAGCTCCAAATAGCGGAGCTACTATGCCTTTTACCAATTGGATGGCAATTAGTAGAGCCGATGTTAGACGTTCTCTTAGTGATCATGCAGATGATATACTTAGTACTACTGCAGGTCAAAGACATTTTGATAGATTTAGTAAAATGTATAAAAATGTTAATCCTTATGCCAGTTTCTCTGAAATAAGAGAGTCGTTCATTGACGCTCTTACTACAGAATAGTCAGATAAGTTAATAGAAACTCCTGTAATAGACCAAGCATCATTAGCTCTTACCTTGAAGTAGAAAGAACTGAATGCTAAAAATAAAAATAAGTAGGGTGATCAAGGACTACCGTTCTTATATCCTACTGATTTGAATGTGTTACAGGCAGATGCCATGCGCAGGAAAGCGGAATCTACAAAATTAGCAAACCCTGAAATAGGTAAAATTATTAAAGCTGATAACTTAGTGGATGCGCAGAAAATAAAAAGTATCTATGGAGAGTTTGCTCAGAATCCTATTACAGCTAATATGATAAATGCTTAGTTAAAAATACTTTTACAAAATGGAGCGATAAGTGAATAGGATATATAGAACGGTAATATAGGATTAGAGTTATTGTAGACCATGATTACTAACTCTTCTTAGTTACTCGATGAAAATGATCCGCTACGTATTAAGTATAATCAGATAAATGAAGGTATAATAAAGAATGCTAAAACACATAATGAGTTGATGTCTACAGAAATGGCATATAGTACTTTGCGTTCATATCTCAACATAAATGATTCTTCTGAAAATCCTTTAAATAATCTGTTTAATAAAATTTCTTCTTCAGGTTTACGAGGTGTTGATGCGGCAGTTAGATCTACCATGGGTGATTTGAAAATAAATAAACCTGATTAGGATTTAATATTGTCTGCCGTATTTGGCGTAGATAAAGATAACAAAATTACAACTCAAACTGCAGATTTTGATGCAGCTAAATCTAGTTTTGATTATCTATACTATAATTACCCTAAATTTAGATCGGATGCTGATGAGGCTGCTAGAACTTAGAATTATAGTAAAAGAGGACTAGATAAAAATTTAACTCTTATTGGTACAACTGATCCTAGTTGGTTATCTTGGGAAAACGAAGCATTTAGCATTCGTAACAATACTGCTTCTGGTAAATATGGTAATTTGGAAATAGTAGCACTAAACGGTTATACTCCAGTGCAAGGTACTGATCCTTATGAATACGCATTTCAGGTTACAGTTAAAGTTCCAGTAGATAAAATAAATGAAACTTCACCCTGGTGGTCAGATTACGATTTACCAGAAATATATAATGACGAAGGTTTATCTGGAGATACTTAGTTTATAACTAAAACAAATGAAAAAGGTAAGACTGTTGGAAAAGACGTTGATTATGTAGAAGTACCAATTGTTATAAACAAAACAGTCCCACCTGCAACTAAATTCAGACTTGACGCATATTATAGAGAATAGATAAACGCGTCTACAGAATTAAATAAAGCCAATGAACAACAAACAGCCATACAGAGTCCTTAGACTACGACATGGATAAATTTAAGATAATAAAATGAATGACGAATTGATAAAAGAATCTGCTTCAGATTATGGTTATTTTGAAAAACTTCGTGGTAATGTTGGGTATGCTCCTTCTAGATCGTTAACAGATGATTGGACTAGAGGGGCAGCTCGTAGTTTAGCCGATGAGTCTAGTGCATCTGATGACGATTTCTTTAACAGTTATCCTTTCTTTATGTTTAATGCTGACGCTAGAACTACATTCATGATTAACATGAATGAAGGATAGTTAATGGACGACAAAGACAGAATGATAGCTGCAACAAGAGATAAAGAAAGAGTCGAAAGCTTATTGAACATTATATCTAATAAAGATATAGATAATGATAGTTTACAGAATATAATTGCTTCCAACGCTGATTATAATAGCTTACTTAAGGATGGCAAATTTGATTCTTCCGATATATGGGAAAACATGAATAAGTTGGAAGATATAAGAAACAAAGCTATCAGAGATTACGATGACGCATTTGAAGATTATTAGACCGATCTAAAAGACATTGAAGATTGGAAAAACAGTCATGAAGTAAGTAGTTATTATACTCGTAAATCTGAACAAACCTCTAAATTAGGTAATTGGTTTTATACACAACCTGCTACACAAGGACTGTCCTCTTCTTCTTGGAAAGAGCAAGCTGCATCTTTAGCAGCCGGTATTGGTTCATCGTTAGCTTTAATGAAAGCAGGCGCTGCGGTTGGTTCTGTTGGCGGTCCGTTAGGTACTATAGCCGGAGGTATTAGTGGTTTAGTTGCTGGTATTGGTGGAGCTATTATTGGTCAAGTAGTTGGTGGAGCAAAAGCACGTGAGCAAGAATCACATATGGAAGCTTATGCTGCCTATAAAGATAGATTACTTGATATAATGGCGGATAAGAACTTAAATGTTCATGATATAGCTAATAATTTTAGGGAACAAGCCAAAGAATTAGGATACCCAGATTTAAGTGATATAACCGACGATGAAATTGTTGGCATGGCTGCTGCTGACACTCGTTTTAAATACAATTTTACTGGCGGATATGAATTAGCTCAAGCAATGGACGATGCCTTTACTGGCACTAGACGTGTGTATGAAAGGAATAATGCTCTAGGTGCTGGAGAATTCTTTACAGATGTGATTTCATACACTCCATTAAAACCACTAACTCTTGCTAAAGGAGCTGGTAAATATATAGGGGCTGGTACTAAAATTGGTGAGGCTACTAATAAATTAAATCCTTTGAGTTATCTTCAAGATGTTACAATGAAAACTAATTTAGATATATCTAAATTAGCTGGTAAGATGCGTCTTAAAGCTTTAAAACACTATGGTGCAGGTACTCTTAAGAGAGTGGGTCTTAATTTTATCGAAGGAGGTACTGAAGAAGGCGCTCAAGGTATTATCCAAAAAGAATTCATGGAAGGTAAATACGATGAAGAACGAGCTGAAGACAGTTTTATTGACGCTATAACCAGCGGTAATATACTGTCTGATATGTTTGATAATCTGTTATTTAGAACTGAATCTGGTTTATCTTTTTTAGGCCTTAACTCCAAATACAAAAACGATTTACAGTTACAAGAGGAAATGTGGGCTGGTGGTCTACTGTCATTACTTTCCCCTCAGAGCGCCGCTGTTTCTGCTAAGAACTTTTATGAAACTTATAAAGGAGTAGAAAGAGCTTACGGTATGGGTAAATTTATAGAAGAATCTTTATCTAAAAATGCTGACATCAATGGAATAGAGACCTTCTTCAGAAACATGCGTAAGTATGATTTTGTTAATTCGTCTGATTACGAACAAACATTAAATTATTTAAGAGATGAATTAAAAAGTGCTAAGACAAGTAAAGACGGTAAAACTACTCGCAGATGGAAAATTGATACAGACGCATTATACAAAATAATAGGTCCTGTAAATCGTAACCTTAAAGATGCTAATGGTGATCCCATAAAGCCGTAGACTGGAGAACTAACTGACGAAGCTATTGATGAATTTATAGATATGCAAGCTGAAACAGCAAAAACATTGTTTGCATATAAGAAAAATATATTGGATCCGTCGTGGAAAAGAATCAGTGGTGATTTTGCGCAAGTATCTCCAATTAAGGGGCATACTATGGAAGAGTTAAATAACATTAGTAAGCAAATATCCGATATTCAGAAGCAATTAGAAGATGAATCTATTGGCGATAATACTCGTAAAAATTTAAATAACAAACTTAAAGAATTAAAAAGAAATTATAAGAGATATTCTAAATCTGCAGTAGATACAGATATGCAAGATGCGTATTATGCTATCACTACGATGGGCCAATATGAAAAAAATAATGCTGAGAATTAGAAGAACTTGTTTGATAAATTATCTCTAAATACTCAACAAGCTATACGTAGTAACGTAACAGATGAGCATTTTACAAAAATAAAGCGTAGTCTTGGTTTACCACAAGAGGTACCCAATGACTTGTTATTTAGTATACTGTGGTCTAATCAACACATGTATAATTTACGTATGGCTAGAGCGCAATAGGAATCTACTTTTTTAGCCGCACAAAGAGAAGCCTTACAAGGAAATTCTCCTTTATCTTTAACTGAAAATCAACAAAAGGTACTGGAAGCCTTTGACCGATTAATAGAAGTTAATGAGAAACAACACAATGAATTAATAGACTCTCTTGGACAGTTAGATTTAGAGTAGTAGGTTAAGTTAAAAGAGTTAGCTGATTACGGTAATAGTACTGCTGCTGAATTTGCTGCGTCGGATGAGCAAACGAAACATGATAAGGGTATAGGTACAGTGTTCACTAATAGTGGCATGAGTCCTGAAGACATGCAAAGATATGTTGTAGCTCGTGATAATGGTATTATGAGTAAGCTTACCGCAATATAGGCCGAAAAAGATTTGGATGAATTACTTCATGGTAAACCAGAAAAAATAAAAGAGTTAATAAAACAATACCGTAAGGCAAAACACGAATCATTTGAATCACAACAGTCTTTTGAAAAGTCACAGAACACAGGTACAGAATCAAATTAGGAAAAGTATTCATCTGTTAGAAAATGGTTAGCTAAAGCTACAGAACAATAGATAGGTGAACGTTTGGATGAAATTGATGAGAATCTTACTAAAAATATAAATAGGTTTGAAGCATTTGTAGCTTCATTAGATAAAGGATCTGAATTATATCAACAATTAAATACTGCATTACAGTATGCTAATAATATTCAAGAAGCTGCAAATGGTAGTAAGCAAAGTAAAGTAAGGGCGCTCCAGTACCAATTATAGAGTATACGTAAAATGTTTGAGGGAAGTAACAATCCTCAAATGTAGCAAGCGTTGGATATGGTAAATAATTTATTAACAGATGTTATCAATACTAACATAATTAACGATGAGGCGCAAGCTAGACAGTTTAAGTATAATATTCCTGGTAAATTCTTAAGTAAAAGTGGAAAGCCGTTAAAGACCGATAATAAAACCTTTACCGATGATGAAGGTAATCTATATACTGTGGATTTAAGTAAATCTACATACTCTGAAAATAACGGTCTAGAGTTAGTCCTTAATGTTAAGAAGGATGGAAGTGCATTAGATAAAGAAAGATTACAAATCAATTTACGTGCTTTACAAAATCAATTAAAAGCTTATCAAAACGATATTGACAAAATAGATCCTAATGAAAGTGATATTAATCTATCTGTTTATACTAGCCTATATAATATGATTGAGAACACTTAGGATTTAATAAATAAAACTAAGCAAGCTTTAGATAATATAGATGTAGCTTCTGTACTTAACGTTAAATATGGTGACGAGCTCTTAGATAAGTTATATTATCAAAATAACGACGGTACTAAGGTTACTTTAAATGAATCTTATAAAATTACAAATGAAGTTCTTAAAGAAAGAGCTGTTGCTGAACGTTCCAGAAGGCTTAGCAATCCTGGTATTTCTGCAGTTCAATATAAAAACGTGTTACGTATTACTTCTGATCAGATACGTAAAGAAATTGGAGATTTAGAAGCAGAAAATGAAGAATCAGAAATAAAACGTGCCATTGCTTACTCGTTAGGAGATACTAATAATAAGAAAGCTACTTCAGTACTTAGCTCTCCGTATTACCAAGCTAAATGGTGGAGTGGATTCTTTTCATATTCTATGGACGAAACTAAAGTTGATTCGTGGGGTACTGTTAGTGAACAAAGAAAAAATGCGATTAAGCGTTCTATCAAACTGTTTAACAAATTAGTAAAGCAAGCTGCGCATGCAAAATCTGTAGGTAAGAAGGACATACTACAAAAATTCTTAGAAGATGCTGACGCAATGCTGCAAAAACCAGTCAACGAGCAATCTCCAACAGATACCATCACTTTAGAATCTTCTGATCCTGCTAAACCAGAGTATGCTGTAGAGGTAACTAGAGCACAGCTAATGGAGATAATTCGTTTTTTACCGATGTAGGCATACTTAAGTAACCCTAGATATGGTAAAGGTGATAAAGCTGGTAAATTGTATGTACCGTTAGTATTGGCCGATTTAAAAGATGAATCAAATGCGTATAATCAAGATGGTAAATTTACTACTAAATTCCAATGGAGATATGCAATGGTTAAATCATTCTTACAACAGGCTCACAATCGTAAGAAAGAGAATGAATCTGCAATTACTGCAGAAGAAAGAAGAGATGAATAGGATGAAACTATGCAATTTAATACACAGGATGGTTTTGATGATACTGCTGAGAAAGAAAATCAGCGTAATAGAAAACAAAAACCATATGCATCTACAATTCATATCGAACGTGGTAGTGTTGAAATAACATTTGAAAAGTATAATCAAAAGTTTGAAAATCCTCAGTTTAATCCGGAATCTCCTGTATTCTACGATGTTGACGGTAAGCGTTTGGCCCAATTACCAGAATCTGATGTACTTACAGTCGAAGAATTAACTAAAATGTACACTGAGCAAGTACAAAAAGTTTTCTCTTTACCAAATAGCGAACAAATATACAATAGTTTCGCAGAACAGCTTAGCGATATACTCGGTAAAGAAGTTACTGTAGAACAGCTAAAGTAGAAACATAAACAGGATGGTAAAGATACAGATTTAACTATACTTGAAAAAATTGTATTAGATGGTATACGTTATGGGGATGGTTTAATCTTAAGGGACTCTTTTGCGGCAGGTAGTATTGCTAATACTACAGTGTTTGGTCCTATTAATTATACGTCTACATCGACTAAATTACAATCAGTAGAAAAGTCTAATAGAATTGATAGGTTGTTTGCTTTGATCTAGGATGAATTCCCTAATTTATTTTTATCATACAAGAATGAGAATATAAGTAGAGGTACAAAACAGATTGTAAGTCCGCAGTAGGTTGCTCAATACATAGATAGCGGTAGATTTCACAAACCTGGTGATAGAAAAACAGGAAAACCTGGAAGCGTTAGAGTCCTTATAAAGGATGAAGATGGTGAATTTAGGACTCTTGGCAACCCTAATAATCCGGTTAAAATGAGCAATCAAAGAATTGCTGAATTACTAAATAAATTGGATGAAGCTATAGATGCTGTTACAAATCCTCAACAGTTCTTTGAAGACTTTGTAGATTCTAATCAGGTTAGATTTGAATTTACTCCAAATCCGAACGTTACGCTTACTCCAGAGGAAAGGGAAGCTGCAGCAATTGATTTGATTAGTAAATATATTAGGAATAGACATTTTGGTAGACTTACCAATGTGTCTAATTTGACAGATATGCTGATGAGTGGTACAGACTATCCTAATAACGGCCCTGTTGCTAATAAAAGATTCTTTGCGAAATCAGGTAAAGTAATAAATAGCAACTTAAATGACATCGACTGTCTACATATAAAAGAAGTAAATGGCGTTTATTACTTTGATTTGGCTGACTTTGCTAGTAAGTCTGTACGTACACAAGACGTAGATGAAGAAGGCAATGTAATTAATGCTATTACAGATCTTGAAGCAGAGCAAGAACTTATACAACAGAACAAAAAACAAGTATTGGATGGTCTATATGATGTTTATAAAGAAGTAATTAATAATAAATCAGATATAAAAGTACTTATTGATTATTTAAACAGCCAGTATGACATTTTTAAGAATTATGAGGCATTTAAAGATCTTTATGATGAATATGGAAAGATACATTTCAAAGATGAAAATGGTGAAGAAGTAACTGAGAGAAATAAAGTTCTAGATGTTGTAGACATAATTTATGGCAAATTAAAAGATGAGTTTGATAAAATGCTTGAAAATGTTGCTGGCCAGTTAACAGAAACATTAAAAGAGCAAGCTTCTGCAGAAGAAAAGCAACAATTTGAAGAAGACGGTAGACATTCTAGAGTACAGTTTGCCGTAGGTTCTTATAATGAAAGTACTGGTAAAGCTCGTTTACTGCGTGGAGATGGTTCTGGTAACTTTGTTGCAGTTAATGAAGCAGTAGGTCAACCCGGTGGTGTATACTTAATTATACCGTCATTTATGAATTCATCTGGTAAACGTAGAATTGTACACTTAAATGGTAGAAAGTTAGCTATACATCAAGCTACACTCATTGCTAAAATACTAGACGCTGTACGTACTGGAGAGCTATCGTATAATGGTAATATTCCTTCTAATATAATACCAGGTTATCGTATTAATACAGATGCTACGGTAAGCCAATTACTAGAATCTATCATTCACATAGGTACAGAAGGAATAGAAAATGATAGTTCTAGTAGCGCGTTTGCTAATTTACTATTTGTCGATAACAGCGGTTAGATTCATTTTGGTTCTAAAACATTAGATGATACGAATATTAGTGAACTGATTCAATTCTTATAGGATAGAAAACAAATTAGAGTAGATAGAGCTAAATTGTTGAATGATAACGCAAATGTTGGTTTATCTGCAAAGATTGAACTTACCGATGATTCTGAGTTTAAAAGAAGTGGGTTAGTTAAAGAAAGCTCTGTATTTGAATTAGACGCTGAAGAAAATTATCAACACTACGTTATTAGTAAAGGTATAGTTAGAAGTGATATAAACCCAGATAAAGGTGCTAGAATGTATAGTAACGTTATAGTTGCTCTAGATACTCCGTTTACTGGTAACGATGCCATACCTAATCCTAGTAACCCTAAAAATTCAAATAGTGCAGCTAGTGCAAGAGCTGCAGCAACAGAATCATTTGTACCAGTGGGTCAGTTCTCTCAACAAATCAGTCAACCCCAACAAGTTGCAGAACAACCTTAGATAGTAACCCAACAGGTAACTTAGAAAATAGATTATACTGTAGATTCATTGAGTAATTTTATTATCTAGGAAGCTGCTAAAAATGGGTTATCAGATGTTACAAATGGTTATGATATTTATAGTGTAAATGGGTCTAGGTAGTTCACTCAAGAAGAACTTTTAAGTCTTCTAAAACAAATGTAGAGTGAAACCAAAGCAGACGGAACTCCTTATAAGGCATATAATATTAATGTTGTAGATAACACCGGTAAAACGGTGAAGGTAAGAATACCGCTTACACAAGAAGTAGCACAACAAGTTACAATTCAACCTGCACAACAATAGGTTCAACAGTAGATCGCATAGGTATCTCAGACACCTGTTCCTTTTGCAGCACCGCAAATAGCTGCTCCAGCAGCTCCAGCATCGCCTATACAATTACAAGGTGCACCTGTTTCTGCTGCCCCTACCGTTGCTCCTGCTGCTCCAGCTGTACAGCCTACATCTCCTAAAGTTATTACAGGCGAGAATATCTCAAGTAAAGGTTCAGAATTTGCTAGAAGATTAACAAACCCTGGCAATAATGAAACTGTGGAGTATAAAGGTACTGTGTTTAGAAACGCAGAGCACGCCTACCAGACTTGGAAGTCCGGTGAATTTGATGAAGATGCGTACAACAGTAAATCGTTTAAACCGGTTGGTAAAAAACCTGTAAACAAGAGCACTAGTTTTCAAACTATGGTTGAAATTCTTACAGCTAAATTACAACAACATCCAGATTTAGTTGACGGAATAAATCAAAGAGGAGGTATTGTTTATATAAATAATTCATGGCACTCTGTAACTGGTGACGCCTTCTGGGAAAAACAAGGTAATTTTATAAAAGCTCTAGCATAGGCATATTTAAATGTTACAAGTAGTTCTGTAATTTCTGCTGTAACTCCGGCAACTCCAGTAACGAGTGCTCCAATCACTCCAGCAAGTAATTTAAACGAAGTTGAAAAAATTGTTGCTTCTTTATTAAATAATTTGAATTACTTTAAATTAGCTACTTCAAATATTACAGAAGATATGGATTATATAAGATCTGTAATATTAGAGTATGGTAAAAATCACGGAATGATAACGGATCTAGGTAAGTTTACTCAAGATCTATACAAAGCTAATTTAGCTGATTTATTTTATAAGTATAAAGAATGGCGTAGATCTAATCCTCTTTACGGTAAAGCTGTATAGTTCTTAGATAATCACGTTGAAAAAGAAGATTATAAAGCAGCTCAAGCTAGAGCGATAAGAATACTAGGTAATCCTGAGATTCAATTCACCAGTGATATTCCGTTTACTTTTGATACCAATCGTAGAGCGTATGTATACGTGTTTGGTCAATGTTGTGAATCATTTATGCGCATATATAAATCTGCTAATGGGCAAGTAGCCGCTGGTGTAATGGACCATGAGGCGTTCCATAGAATTAGTTTGTTTGTGCTGTCTGAAAAAGAAAGAAAACAGTTATACTCGGATATTAGAAGTACTTATCCCGAAACAGCAGATATGACTAACCAGTAGGTTGAAGAGTTTGCAGCAGATCTGTTTAAGGATTTCGTAAATAAATATTCTAATCAGGGTATAGATGGTTTTTACAGTAATAATAAGTTTGTTAAGTTCTTCTAGAAAGTATATGATACTGGTTCTAAGATGATACGTAAGATATTTGGTTTGCGTACTCACCCTAATTACAGAGGCATTGATAAACTATTCTAGGATATGTATAGCGGTAGATATGCGTATGCAAAAGCTACTAAAAATAACTTCAAATTATTTAGAATGATATTTAGGACTGCTCCAATGTCTGGTATAACTGACAGTAAAGGTACTATTATTGCTAGAACTATTACTGAACGTAATTAGATACTTAGAACATTACTTGATAAAGTAGTAAATAATAGTAAATTACTGGATACTGTTCATAATTATACAGATATTGATGCGGCACTTGATGGTATACGTGGGGAACTTCAAGCAGATTATAATGGTCTTAGTCAACGCATTATGGAAGCATTTGAACGCAATGACTTTGACAATGTAATTAGGTTTAATAACCTTAAAACTATTTATGATACCATACTTACTGATGAAGCTTGGAAAGCTTGGAAAGGCATTATAAATGATACGTTACGTAGACAATTTAAAATATCTAATCAAAAGAAAGACCCTAATCAATTATTATCAACTCTTGAAGATAATGAAACTCAAGAAATTAATGAAGGAGTAGATCAAAATACAGAAGATACTGAAGAATTAACATCTGACGAAGATCCAGAACTTGCTGACGAAGAATCTCTGAATTTAGGTTTCTCTGAAGAGCGAGATTCGTTACAAAGAAATATGTGGAATAGCGCAGCATTATCTGTTAAAATATTATTCTATACTATTACTTCTGAAGATTCTAGAAATAATAAGTATAACTCAAATGGTATGTTTAACTATGATAATCCAGGTCAATTGTATATCAGATTTACCGAGTTACTTCAAGACTGTATTTCTGAAAAAGAAATGATGAGCGTACTTGAGTAGAATAAAGATCAGGTAGATGTAGCGGCAATTCTGGAACGTCTTACTTAGGATGAGGATCCTCAAGTAAATAAATCCTTATAGAATAAGTTCTTTGCCAGCGTTTGTAGGTATCAGCATAGTTTTGAAAATAACGTTTACGATGTTACTGAAGCAGAACGCGATAAAGATGGTAATATTGTCAAACCATAGGTTATAAATGCTAGAAGTACTAGTGGCAATGTAAATGAGGTTACCACTAAAGCTAGAGCAGTCATAGTCCGTTCTATTATGGAGGTGTTAGCTGATCGTAGTAGAGAATATGATGTTGAAAAGAATAAATACAATGGTTCTGAAGAAAAGAAAGCTATAGAAAAAGCAATAAGTCAACTATCTAACATAACTATAGATGTTAATAAATTTAAAGAAAGGTTAACAGATCTTCTTAAGAAGATGTATCAAGTAGACGGTTTTGGTATGTTCGTAGAAGGTGACCAAGAATTAAAACAATCTGTAGATATGTTAATGCGTTTCTTAGTAGAAAATGGTAGGATTTCCAAAGCTTAGGTTGATACTCTTAAGAATGTACTTAATTTGATAAACACTAGCTTTACTAATTTAACTGTTAAAGATATATTATCTGAGTAGGACAGTATTAAACAGAAAGTACAGAAAGTAATAGATAATAATGTTCAAGTACAGAATTTCTTAAAGAACTTAGGTAAGTATTCCCCTAGACAATAGAAATCAATGTCTTAGAACGGACCTAAAAATGTAAGAATATATACTATTGGCGCATTTAATTATATTAGTAGGTTGTTTAAATTATGGACAAAACCTCACTACAATAGTGATTCTAAAGAACGTGAAGCTACCGAATGGAAGAACTATCAAATGAAAAGTCCATATGCTGAACATTCTTTGTGGTTGCATAGTAAATAGTTGAAGGATTCTAAAATGAATACACGTTTGCAGACCATGTCTGAGGGTGACTATGCTAATTCTAAATCTGATAAATTTGCTTTTGCTAAGGAAGAATATATAAACCGTATGGTTACTGTACTTGAAATGGATAGTAATGGTAAATGGTTAGGTAATCACGCTTTCCCTGTATTGGCAAATAAAAAGTTCTCAGCAGACTTACAAGGCGTAGTTATAGAAGCATTAGAACAGCCTATTTCATTTATTAAATCGGCTTCTGGTACAAATATGATTGTTAATGAAGGTGCTAAAAAAATATTTGCCGGTTATTTCTTAGATGAAGTAAATGCTATTAAACAAGCTAAAGATACTAGGGATAAATTTATCTCTAGACTTAATGAAATACTTAGCGCCAATCATACAGTCGAAAGTTTTTCTAATCTTAGCGTTTCTCAACAAAGAGAATTATTTAATGCTACTATTTTACCTGAAAATTTACGTGAAGATGCAATACAAATGTTAAACAATGAGTTAAATAAATTAACCGTTACTTATCATTTTAAATCGTCTAAAAACGAAGCTGTAAAGGATAGTAAAGATAGAGTAGTTTCATTTGATGATGCGCATATAGATTTAAGAAAAGGAGCTGGTTATAAGCATAGACATTTTTAGAAAGTTGCAGATAAGCTCAATGAACGAGGTATTGATATTAATACGTTAACTGTAGATAATGCGGATTTATTGAACATTGTGGCTAATGAAGTTTTATTACCCAATATCGCTTTCGCAAAAAGTGATATGAAACTTAATAAAGCTTATGATGTTATACCTAATAATCTTATTTCTGGATTCAAGAAAACGTATAAAACTCTAAATGATGACCAAATCAAGGACGCGATGATAGCTACATTTGTAATACGTCATATGTCAGATATACTTGAATATGAGAAACTTGTTCAAGGGGATATGGCATATTACGGCGCAGGTGGTAAAAGTTATCGTAAAACTATTGATAAGATGATTAAACGTTATTCTGGTCCTGTATCTACGTTTGGTTTGAATGCTTCTAGTGGTACTCAAAAGCATCAATTGTCTGTAGATGAGCGTAGGGATTTAACAGAAAGTAGCACGTATAATACGCTTACTATTTAGACTACTAAATTGATAGATTATGATGTTTACGAAGGTTTGGTTAGAAAAACACTCGGCATTGATGTAGCGATTGATTATGATGTTAATTTAGAAGATGCTGAGGTAAACGCAAAAATCGACTATAAACAATTACTTGATGCTGACGGTAAGATAAAACAAGAAGTGTTTAATGGTGTATTCGCTCCTTATAAGAATTTCTTGGAAAATTACGGTGATGAAATAGTTGCACAAGCTATTGTAAAAGATGTTCTGAATCGTTACGCCGGTTACTTATCTCAAGATTATACTGATGCTACTACTTGGATTTCTCCTAGTATGTTTAGAGAGTTAAGACAACGCAGTGATGACGGTTGGAATCAAACGGAAGAGGCTTGTTATATATTTATGGAACATTATGATGAATTATATAAGTTCTATAATAATAGAGAAGCTTATCCTAATGATTGGCAAGTAATTAAAAATTCTGCAAAAGTACTTGGTATAAGTGACGCTGAGTTAGAAGGTTTTGTTCACGATTCTCGTATATTATATGGAGATTATTAGTACAATACCGAAGATAAATGGAATTCTCCTGTACACAGAGAATTGAGAGAAAAGTATAGAGGTAAAATACTTAGTTATCTCGAAAATGAAGACGGTACTCCTAAGATTGATACCACCGCTTTAAAATATATTCATTACGGTAATAGACCTTAGGGAGGTATACTTTCTCGTGAAGATAAACTATACATACCAGTATATGATAAGACTGCACTTGCTCCTCTGTTTAAGATATTCACAGAAGATCATGAAGCAGAACACATGTATAAACTAATGTTAGATAGGAATATACACGTGCTTAAATTAGATTCTTCTACCAAGTCAGGAGGTATGTTCGGTTATCAGCTATATGACCATGAAGGTAAATTTAATCAGTCCTTATATAATGCTCCATCATCTTTACAGTGGTTTGACCAACTACTTAAACAGTTGGATACTGATATGCATACTCACGATGATGCTTCTTTGTTAACACAGCTTACTAAAGTGGTAATGCTTAACACGGTGGGGCACAGTTATGATTTTGGCAATCAAATAGTATCTGGTGAGAACCTTAATAAGTTGTATTCACAAGTATTTAATTCTCTTACTAAAGAAGGCTTTAATAAATTCTTATCTCAATATGGTTTTAAACCAGATGGTTCTTTGGATAAAGAAGGTAGATAGACATTAGTTAAAAAGCTAAGAGAGGTATTAGAAGAATCTGGTGCCGCACAATCTACTATAGATGCATTCCAATTAGATGCCGATGGTAACTTTATAACTAATCCCGCTTTATTACCTAGTGTAAATTAGATGCAGACTAGACTGTTATCTCAAGTTGGTAAAATAATTGTAGACACACACATCAAAGGTATACCGTTGTATCAGATAGTTAGTGCCGGTTTTGATCAAGACCATCCGTTGAAGAAGGGAGTATCATTCGATAAAGAATTATTATCTCCTGGAGAATATGACGAGAATGGTAAATTGGTTACTAGAATGCAGGCTAGAATATCTATAATGTTGTTTAACGATGTTATAAACAAAGCTAAGAAAAACAAAGCATTATCTGCAAAATATAATGATTTCAAGAGTTTTACAGATAAACGTAGATTTATATTAGATAATAAAGATAAACTTAACTCGTTAGCTTACCGTGTACCTACTCAAGGTCAAAACTCTACCATGGCTATTGAAATAGTGGATGTGTTGCCTTCTACTCAAGGTGGTATAATTTAGTTACCTACTACGCTTACAGTTTTGACTGGTGCCGACTTCGATATCGATAAACTGTTTACTGCTACTTATAATTATACTGTTACAGATAGAGGTATTGAAAGAGTTAATTATAGAGAGAAATATAGTAATATTGAAGACTTAATAGAGCACATAGATGAATTGAGTCTTGAACAAAGAGAAAATCTATTGTTGGATATTTATCAAACGGTACTTACAAGTGAAGATAATAGGTTACATACAACTACCCCGTTGGATGTATGTACCGCTCCTATTAAACGAGTAATGACAAAAGAGATGAAAGATAACAGTGAAAAAAACAATTCTGACGGATTCTCTTTAAACCCTGCACATCAGGTACAAATGAGAGTTCAAAACTCTGGTTCTGATTCTACTATTGGGCCTATGGCACTTAATTCTGTATTCCAGTACTTTACTCAAACTTGTAATTTAGGATTTATAAATGATCCTCAGTTAGAAAAAATAGGTATTACTGGATTTGGTATGGAATACATAAGAACAAAGGAATAGGACGATAAAGGTTTACCTATCATAAATGTTGCATATATTCTCGATACTACTTCTGCTATGATTAATGCTGCAGTAGATGCTGCTAAGGATAACTATATCGGTCGTTCTAACATCAATGCCGAAACATTTGATGTAGTTAGTATGCTTATAGCTGGAGGATTTGGTAATAATTCATTCAGATTCTTGGCACAACCCGGAGTAAAAGCATACGTAGAGTCATTGTTAAATGACTCAAAGGAAGCTATCTTCAGAGTAAAAGCTCTTAAAGAAGAGGTTGACAAGTTTGAAATAAGACCTGAATTATTCACTACAGAAGCTTTAAAAAATAATCTTAACGAATACGACGATGAAGTGCAAGAGCATTATATTAAAGCTTATGCTTATTTGAAATCTATTGCTCAAAGGTATAGATAGGCTATTACTGTAGCGTAGGTAGATACTAAAAAGTATGGTAAGAATTCTACTGAATTAATGGGTTTCTTATAGAATGTAGACGATTTCAATTCAGTATATAACTTAATGTTTGAGTCTCCTTATAATTTGTTTGAACAATCGTTCTTAAAAGAAAAATTGAATTCTGTTAGAACTGCTATGGATATGTTTGGTAACATATTCTTAGAGAATTCTCAAACGTTTAAACAGGCTTCTGATAAGTTATGTACCATATTTAATAAGAAAGGACAATTTAGTAAATAGTTCTTACGTAGAGCTGTTCCTAAGTTAAAACAAGTAGTATTAAAAGGGTTCTTTGACCAATACGTTATCAATGAATTTGCTAATCCAGATGGTACTATAAACACTAAACCGTTATATACGCTGTTCTGTGATAAACAGAGATCTGTAATAGCTAGATACGATAGAATAGAACAATTGTGTATGCAAGAGGGTATTGGCGTAGATTTCTTCGATATGATTAAACATGCTCCTATACGCAAAAAATCTAACGCTCCTATGTTCTTTATAGTAAATAATATGGTTACTAATGATCCTGTTGTTAAACAAGCTGTTACAGACAGTATAGCTGAAATGTTCCATAGTTCTAATCCCGAAGTTAGAAAATGGATTACAGATGCTGCTGTAATGTAGTTCTATCAAACTGGTGGTACTGATGCATCATTTGGTACAGCTGTAAGGACTACCTTCTATGACGCTTTGCCAATTAGAGAATTAGCTAACATTGAAGCATACGTAGATGGTAATAGAATAACATTAAACGAATATGTTATACAAGATAGATACGCTAACGATATCGACAGTTTAGTAAATTAGGCTATATTATAGTTATCTATCAGCGATGATGAATATATCAAAACATTTAAGACTTACGGCGCAGGTAGTAACTTCGGTTTAATGTTAAGTGGTGATGGTTCTGTTGCTGTATTTAAAAAGTATGCGTTTAAAGCTAGAACAGATATGAGAGGTGCAAGATACGCAAAATACGTTAAAATTAAGACATCCAGAACTAGTACCCCGGCATTATATGTACTAGGGAATGTTTCACAGTCATATGATGAAAAAACTGGTAAGACTTATTATAATCCGGTATACTACAGGATGAGCAAATTGGGCTATTAGCAATATAGTAATAATTCTAGTCGTATCCGCGTTGATGGAGCATACTATGATAATAACTTAATATCGCTATTTAATACAGATTTCTTAGCTAAGAGAAAGGACAATAAGAAATATAGTCTATTTAACGCAACTAATTATAGTCAACTCAACGATTTCGTAGTTCAAGATGAATTGAATGCTAGAAAAGGTATGATCGGTCAAAATATGCTGGATGTAGACGAATTAGGTAATGTAACATTCCCAATAGCAGATGATCCTTACTTAGGAATGTTTGATGCTAATCCAAAGAATACCAACATGGTATTATCTAGATTAGAACAATCTCCTACACAATTCAACATGGATTTCGTTCAAAGAGCAAAAGAGGTTGGAGCTACGTTCCAACAGTTAGTTAAAAAAGGAGATGAATATAAATTCATTGGTTCTAATAAAGAGTTATCTGGTGTTGTATCTTTACTTGCTAATAGCGTAGATGATGTTCAACAAGCTGCCGAATCTATATTCAAAACTTATCCTCAAGTAACTATGGTTAAATATATTGGTCCTGCTGGAATGGATATAATAAGTAGAAGTTCTGCTGAAAGTGTAAAGTCTTCTAATATAGTAACATCTAGAGTACCTTATAACAGACATACTGCTGAAGCAAATCCGAGAACGTTATATATATTTACAGACAATCTTGATAGAACGTCTGGTGGTTCTGAATATGGAAGCTCTTGGTATAAAGAAAAATATGGTAAAGGTGGTTTTGGTTCATACAATAATCCAACAACTGCGGTATTGAGAGGATTACCTAACGCAGCTCCAATATCTACAATGAAATATTTTAAAGGAGCTCATCCTGGTATGAATTTAGAATAGGCTAGGTTTAATGATTCTGATTTTTAGGAAGTAAAAGAAGTTCTGCAAAATGAAATTAAAGATATAATAGATTTGTGGAACTCTGGCAACTTTGATAGAGTAGTTATTCCTAATAATGATTTTCTGACTAATAGCTCCATCGCTAAAATAACAGAAGAAAGAACTCCCGATCTATATAGATTGATGAATGATGCATTACAATATCTTAACCAATCTATAAATAATGATGGAACTACCAAATTATTACAATAGATTGAACAAAATAAGAATTCTGAAGAACAGAGTAATAAAAAATGTTAATATATGTTTTGCCCTAATATAAATAATAAAGAAGTTGTTGAACAGTTTAATCAGATTGTTCAACAACTCGGGGGGCAACCCCTAAGTATAGAAGAGTTTAAATCTTCTGAATTAAGAGGCTAGAGAACTGGCACGAATTACGCAGCTATGGAGGCTGCGTATCGTATTTGGGATAGTAATGATGGTGAAATAACAGACGCTTAGTCTGCTATATAGGACTTTGTATCTCCTTAGAAAAGTACATCAGAAAAAATAGAAGAGATAAATAAGAGAGTACCAAATACAACAGCTCAGGAGCATTTGACATCTCAGAAAATATCTAACCTATTATCTGAACTATTCCCAGAGATATCTGTAGAGTATGTTGAATCGCTAGCTAACGGTAATATTGGTGAAATAGATTTACAATCTCTGAAAGTATTAGTAGACTATGTTAATGGCAGAAGAGATACTTTACCACACGAGTATGCTCATTACTATTATAATATGTTTAAAGACTCCGATATAATGAAAGAGGGGTTAAAACTATTTGGTTCTGAAGAAAAATTAGTTCAAGCTATTGGTGAACGTGTGGTTGAAATGGATGGTGAGCAACGTAAGTGGTATACCAAATTATTAGATTGGATTAAGTCATTCTTTAGTTCTGAATTGCGTAAGAGAGCGTTATTAGGAGCTATTACAGATGCGTTTTTAGAGAACCGTGACTTGGGTAATAAGACTAACGAGTTGTTTGGTATTCGTAATCAACCAGCTAATATAACTGTATAGGAGGCATAGTTAGCTTTAAGTAAGATGGCTAATGGTTTAGTATTTGACTCAGCTTCGCACGTTTATCATTCTAGAGATACTAACATAGAACTAACGTCTGTTTCAGAACGAAAGAAATAGTACGGATATAGTACGTATGACGATAGCTTAGAAGATATGGACCAAAAGAAATTATCTAATGACGCAAGAGCTAGAGGTACATTGATTCATAGCATTTTTGAAGACGCGTTTACTGGTAATTTTAATGTAAATAGATACAGTGGTATATCTAGAGATGCAGCTATAAAGATTAATATTTTTGCTAATCAGTTATTAAATGATTACGACTTTGTGACTTCTGAGGCAATGTTATATGACGAATAGATAGCTACTGCTGGTACTGCTGACTTGATAATGCGGGATAAGAGAACTGGAGAATACATTGTATTAGACTTTAAAACCAAATTGGTTAAGCATAACGGTAAAAATACTAAACAAAACGGTAAGAAATTTAGTGGTTTCTTATATGCTAATAGTAAAAAGTATTCCCCAAAATCCAGTGAGGAGAGCTACGATTTTCAGTTATCATTGTATCAAAAAATGATGCAAAAAATAGGTATCAATGTAACTAAGAGAGGTATTATACCGCTAGTTTATGAGACAAACGATGTTGATGGAATTATTAACATCGGTGCTAGTACTATATTTGGTTCTGCAGAAAATGAATAGGGTGAATTTGAAAACAAGCCTATAAATGACAAAAAGCACGGTATACAGTGGATTTAGCAAAGTTCTACGGTAAAGCGTGACATTAATGCTAAAATGTATCAAGACTACTCTGATTTTGCTACTCCAAAAGATGGTAAACGTTTTGTCAAAGCTATGGATGATGCGTTAGAGATACTTGCTAAAATACGCAATAAATTAGATGCACAAACACAAATTAATAGTTTGAGAGGACGTAGTGCCGCAGCTTATCGTAGTTCTGTGCAATTAAATAAGCTAAACAATATGGCTGAAATTGACGCCATGCTGTCTTATATACAATACTCGTCAGACCAATTAAAACGTATGGTTGATGTTCTTCAAGATTTATATAAACAAGGAGATCAAGCGAGTTGGTCTTTATCAAAATTACATCAATACTATCAAGTTGCTACTTCATACGATATTATATCAGAATTATTAAGTTTTGTTAATGCTAATGAAGACTTATTTAATAAGTCTGATATGTAGAAAATAGTAAAGAATTGCGCAATACTGCAGCAGCAAATAGCTGTAATTAAAGGTGCTTATACCAGTAAAGGTAGAGAATTATACCTTAATACAATATCTTCTGGAATAAGCGCTTATAGGGCTCGTATTTTAGAAAGAAAAGAAGATGAATATACTAAGAAATATCCTATGAAAGATGGGGAAACTGGTAAACAGTTTAGAGCTCGTAGAAAACAGTTTGTTGATGAATGGGCTGCAGCTAATGAAGAATACCTTAAAAAAGAAGAAAATAGGTGGTTAAAAGCTCAAACTGAAATAGCTGATTCTTGCTTTGAAGCTAACGCTGTAGGACAATATTTTTCTTCAGTATATGAATCTGCTGACCCTTTTGTACAGGCTATGGTTAGAGCTTATGATAACGGTATGCTTGAAGTCAACCATAAGTTTATATCTATGCGTTCTAAACTAGACAAACTACTAAAAGCCTATTATAAACAATATGGGTATGGTAACTTATCCGATATGCGTAAAGTATTTGACGATTTTGTAGATATTACTGAAGATGGTAAATGTTATTTGGTTAGTTCTATTTCGTCGGAATATAGAAACGCTTTAGATTTATTCATGTATGATCTAAATAATAAACAGACATTGACTGCCGATCAGAGGAGACAAGCAATACGTGAATGGCATAATGAAAATAATCCAATAGTAGACCAAGAAGCTTATTCAGAAGAATTTAAAACACAAGTTACAGCTTTTGCTCAGTAGTCCATAAAGAACCAAAAAGACCGAGAAAAATACATTAAAATCATATTCGATAATTTCGATAAAGGTGTTAAAACTAGTTGGCAAAAGTTAATGTATGCTAAAGTTAATCCATTACCTTCTGATATTGTAGACTTTTTAGTCAATTTAGACGTTACTTTGGATATTAAGTATCGAAAGCCTAACCCAAAGTATAACAACAGTAAGTATGAAAAAATGATGTCCTTAAGTAAGGATGATAGTAAACGTAAATTATGGGAATTACTTAGTGAAATAAGTAGTAATGAGGGCAACTCATATAACTTACCTACTGCATTAAGACTTAATGGTAGATTACCATCTGTAATAAAGAGTAAATACGAAGAGGCTGTAACTCATTCTGTATATTCGGCTGCTAAATTAGGTATATAGGATGCATTTACTATTATGGAAGATGAATAGGGTGTCGCTAGAGGAGTGTTTGTTAATGAAAATGGTAATAGAGTATATCAAGTACCAATGCCGTATACCGGTAAATATCTAACTGAAGAAAGGTAGTCATTTAATCTTCCTGATATATTTTTAAGGTATTATGATGCAGCTAACACATATAAAGTAAAACAATAGCTTGAAGAATTAGTAATATATACTCAATCTGTGCTATCATCAAGATCTACGTATACTGACAAGTAGTCTAATTCTAATACATAGCAAATGGCCAACGAAGTGCAATATCATACGAAGAATTTATTTGATGCGTGGGTTAAATAGGTATTTTATAGTGAACGTACTGCTGATATGGGTACAATAGGGTTACCTAATATGGAGCGTAAGATAGACGTTGGTTCTTTCTTAAAAGCTATAAGTAGATTTTCATCTACTAAGGTAATGAGTTTAAACATGGTATCTGCTATTAATAATATACTTACCGGAGATGTTCATAGTTTAGAAGAAGCTTTTGCCGGTAAATATATTGATTTAAAGACATTTGGTAAAGCTCATAAAATATTTATGAGTGAAATAAATACCATGATTGCAGATGCGTACAGAGTTACTCCTGAAAGTAAATTAAATAAGATATGTCAATGGCTTCATATATTTGATGGTACTGAAAATGTAACAATACGCGGAGTAATGTCTAACGGGTTAGGTGATTATGGGCACGCTTTATCTACATTGGGGGAACGCTGGATATAGGGTAAATTTGTGATAGCTTATCTACTTAAGATGGAAGCTAAAGATGCCAATGGTAATGTATTAGGTTCTATGTATGATTTTATAGACTTTGATGAAAACAATCAGCTAAAGATTACAGACAGTAGAGTAGCTAATTTTAATCCTAATATATAGAATTCTATATCTTTAAAAATGCGTGAAATATTAATGGGACTACATGGTAATTATGATGGTAAGAATGCAGCAGTCGCTGTAGAAAGTAACGCTATAGGTTGGTTCGGATTGTCCTTACGTAGATGGATATAGAATTTCATAGCAAGACGTGTTGGTAGAGAAACCTATAATGATACCTTAGAAACTAGAAATAATGGTATGTATAGAACATTTGGTAGATACATAGGGTTAGATTTATTCCCAAGATTAGCTTCTTATGTTGGAGTGTAGATTGAGGGAACTGAAAGAAATAAAGTTACATCAAGAAGATTTGGAGAATTAAAGGATTGGGAACGTGAAAATATTGTTAGAACTGTTACTGAATTAGCTGTAGCTACTTTAGCATTCTTAATATTTATGTGTATCGGTTCTGGTGACGATGATGACGATAGTGTTGTGGTTAATATGTTAAAATATTAGGCATATAGATTATATACAGATTTAACTTTTTTAAATCCAATTTCTTTTATTAAGATTTTCCGTGATCCATTTCCTGCAACAAGAGTTATATAGGATGTTCATAATGTATTACTGTAGTTTACTAATCCTACAGAAGTATATAACAATGATACTCATATGATTGATAATAAGTTATTGGACAAACTGGTTAATCTTATTCCTGGTTCTGGTTAGATTCATAGATTCCAAAATATTCAAAATGAAATGACATATTTTATAAAAGGTAGATAATAGAATTTCGCTAGCTCGGGTTCTTACTTTAAATATATAAAATAAGGGTATACAATTAAGTATACCCTTATTTATTATACACCATTTAGATTTAATTTTATTTCATGTTTTTCTATTTCCCATAATTTACCGTGTGAGTAATTGTTATTTGTCCAATAGTCGTAACTATTTTGTGGAAAAGAAATCCAATCAATATGTTCTCTAAATGGTGCCGATACCTCCGAAAATTTGTTGTTTAATATCTTGGCTAGATCGTTTTTGAATTTTGGTGGTATCTGAAATGATAATATTTCATAAAGATTATTATCTATGTTTTCATAGTAATTCATATAACTATATGTGTTCTCTTTAAAGAATTCTTTAAATTTTTTTGGTGCACATGTTTTAAATAGAATTACTATTTTTTCTTCCCATTCTGGTTTATTTGTATCTCCTATGTATACTCCTTTCATTCTGGGATGGTAGAGTATTTCAAAGTCTTTCTTTGTTTCACATATCATAGGAAATAAGTAAAACATTATCAGATATCTTGTTTTAAAGTTCTTCGATTCCATCACCTTCATAATAATTGTGAGTATGATCCCAATTATTACTCTGATAATGATATGATAATTCTGATAATGCTGTGATAATTTTGTTTTTTTGAGATTCTAACTCTGTTTCATTAAACATGTTAAATACTCTTATTTCATTATTACTATTTGTTTGAATAGCAATAATATATGCTTCACAATCATAATCTGAAATATCAATTCCTTGATCTTTCATGTACCAACTAATTGCAAGCAAGTAATAAGTTATCTGTCTATAATAATCAAACTCTTCTACAGAATGTTTAAAATTATAGACATCACTAGTTGTTTTTAAGTCGATTAAAATAATCTTCTTATTTATATGATCAAATATGCATCTATCAAGTAAAGATTTACAAGGTGCAATCCAATCATCGATAGGTAATTCCCAATTAATATGAAACTCATTATGAGATTCTACTCCAGGAATATCTTCTAATAACTCTTTCGCTTTCTTATGATTATCAATATTATTCTTAATATTTTTAAGCATATTTAAATCAGCAAAAGATATTACTTTACGATTATCTTTTTTACTTTGTAATGCTTTAATGTAATCAGCATAACGATTACATAGCTCTGTGGCTTCTTTTAAGACGATTTCAGAGCTTTTTGAATTACTGTATGCAGATTTGTATGCAGCAATCTTTTTATCGTCTTCTATGAGCTCTAATGAATTAGCATAAGCCTCACAGAAATCTTTTTGTTGCTTTACTTTAGGTACTTCATAATCAAGAATTATATAATCATTCCAAAATTCTTCTGGTTGAAGTATATATTCATGTATCATAGTACCTCTTTCAAGTTGAGGAAGTTTTAATCCTTCTTCTTTTCCATCTATCATATCATGATAGAAACGTGGTCCTTTCTTTAAGAACCAACCAATAGCAGAATTGGAAATACGTGTGTTATCAGAATAATATTCACAATCAATAATCATTCTTACTTAATTCTATAGTTACTATTTTAGGTCTTTCTCTTTCAAGATAACTATCAGTTAATATACTACAGTTATGTTGATTTAAATGACCATATGATATACCATTGTGCCAATGCCCAAAGAAATGATGCTTATACTTACCAAAACAGTAATGTTCAAGCTTTTCATTATAATTAGGATTTTCATGAGTAATAAGTATATCACAATTTTGTATCTTTTCATATGGACATATATACTCATCATATTTATTCTGAATATCTTCAAATGCCCATGTTTGCCAATGTATAGGAGCTATCCAAGGAGTTCCATAAAAAGTTATTCCTTCATATTCATATAGTTCATCAACAAGAAATACTACTTTATCATTAGTTAAAGCTGACATCTTAATCTTAAAATCTTGCCAACTCAAATTCTTTACAGTATCATTGATAAGATTTTCTATATAAATATCATGATTTCCTGGAACTACAATTACCTTTTTACATGGTAATTTGTCTACCCAATTGACAAAAGTAATAGACCAGAATTTATCTGATTCTTCGTTATCTCTCTGAGCAAGTAAATTCACTACATCACCTGCTATACATAACACATCACATTCTGGTATATTAATTAAATGACCATGTATATCACTTATTGCGCAGATTTTCATAGTATAAAGTTTTAGTTAATTTATATATAATTATACTATAAAATAGTATCATTTCTTTAGTTTTTTTATTAACTCATCTACCTCCTTCTGATTATGAACTATATAGAAATTGACTCCTATATTATTACTATATAGGTAATATCTAAATAGTTTCTCTCTTAAAGGCCAAGCTTCATTAGGGTATCCTTTACATTCAATAACAAAGTTATCTCCTACAAAGTCAGGTAGATAAGTCATTGCTCTATACTTTTTATTATCAAAAGTAAAAGCTGGAAGTAGTTCATATCGATGCATCTCGTAATCTGCCATGATATTTGCTTCTTTCAGCTTTTTATATGTATAAGTTTCAAGTTTACTACGAAATTTAATCCCATTATATTCATTTGGAGTTGCATTCCGTACCTTGCCTTCTTTTTTCTTTCTCTATCTCTTCATATATCCATAATTTTATAGATTCAAAAGAATTTGCTTTAATAGCATCTGAAATATCTTTTGCCTTCCATTTCTTATGTACTAAGAATGATTTTAAGCCTGTTTTAAGGCTTATTTTACGAAGATATTTACAACCAGCTTCATCTCTATCGAAGCAAATTAAAATTGTCTTAAAACGCTTCTTAAGCTGGTTTAGAGCCTTATCTGGGATAAATGTAGACTCTGATGATGGGCTTATTGCTGGAATACCCATCTCATATAAACACATGACGTCTTTCATACTCTTTGTAATAATGAGTATATCTCCAGTTTTAGGTAACTGTTTAAACCCCTGAATGTCGTTCTCAGTCAGGTTATTACGCCACTTTGTATATTTATCTGCTAAAGGTCTATATATCTTAAAATTGTTATAGACCTTATAAGCATACATAGGATTACTATCCTTGTAAATACCCTTTACAACTCCGTTACATAGATAATATTTTATACTACTTACTCCAAATTTCTTTAGAGTAGTAGTAGAAATATTAAACTGAGACCAGTAATTGATATCTGTTAGAGTAAAGTCTTGTCTTACAATACCAATTACTGTCTCTGTTGACGGTATATATTGCTTAGAGCTAACGAGTTTCGTATCATTAGTAATTTTAAGCTTACTAACTATATCATTAAGTATATCCGAATAGTTAGTTAGTCCTGTGAATAGTGATACAAATTTAATTACATTACCACATTCTCCAGTACCATGATCTTTAAACATTAATTGTTTAGTTTTTTTACTATAATAACATCCAAAAGAAGGTGTTTTATCCTTTCTTAATGGTGAATTATATATCATGCCTACTTTAAAATTACCAATATACGCTGCATATATATCATACTCAGTTACTTTAGATAATATCCAATCTAAAGTAATACTCACATTATCTTTTATTTTTGTTGTATCGTAAATCATATGATATATTTTTAGTGATAGCTAAGGAATCGAACCTTAATTAACCATTACTATCATAAAAACGTGAGTGCATGCTATCCCTATTCTATGAATTTTGATACCTCCGTCACACCTTACATTCGGCGTATTACCGTCGATTGCTTCTTATCTCACATAGCGGCATGCTACTCACGTATCGCTATATTATGCCTAGCGTAGGCTGCTTATAGGATTATCTACAAAATTAGAAAGGCAGATCATCACTAGGCTGATCACTTACAGTAGTAGTAAGAGGGTTAACCTCTTTAACTTCCTTATCTGCAACAATTGGCTTAGTAAATTGATCGATACCTGTAATTTCTCTAATCATGCTTTCATTCTTACCTTCTTCATAGAAACCCATAGGAATATTCATAGGTTCAATAGAGGCAAACTTAACATAACTAGGAAGCGTAGTATAACCTTTATCATTATAAACTATCTTTACTTTAAGTAAAATATCTTTATTAGCACTATTAAGCATTGTTACTACCCAATTGGCAAATTCTTTATAAGAACTACCACTGAATGCTAATACATTCTTAGGATAGAAACACTTAAGTATGCGCATAATACGAGTTACCTGGTTAGTAGCTTTACTCTGATTCTGTTCTTCAGTATCACCTTCGCGAACAGCTGGTTCCCATTCTGTATGAACAAGACTCTTACCATCTTTTTCAAAAGTAAATTCAATGAACTTCTTCCCTGTAGGAGACTCTGCAAATTTTGCGGATACAAACTTAACGTTGTCATGAATACCTGCTTCCAAGTATTTAGTGTTATTACTATTATCTGACAACTTTACTTCATTTGCTAATTCTGTACTAAATATCATAATATCTTATTTTTAATTATTCAGGTAAATAAACTTTATTCCAATAAGCAGTAATGTTATTATTTTCATCGCTTTCTGCTATTACTATATTCTTTCCTCTTAAATGAGGTGCTCTAGCTTCAATAACAGAATTATCTCCACCTTCAAATGAAATGTGTGTCTCATTTTTCTTTCTATATACGTAACCAACAGCATCTGCTTCGCCACATATAATATTTGCTAATGCACCTACTAAATCAAGAGACATCTCTGCCATTTCTTCACCATTCTTATTAATCAACTTATCTTTAGTATGACCAATAAGTATAAAGTTATCACATAGTCCACGGAACATGTCAATAACTTTTCTTACAGCTTGTCTTATATACAAATAACCAGACCCATTAGGTAATGTTCTTAAATCTGTACCTTCATACTTTTTACCCATTGGAGTAGCTTTATAAAGCTGTATAGCGAAGCTCATGCACATCTCTTCTAGACGTGTAGCATTATCTATAGTAATGTATTTATAAGGATATTTACCAGTTTCCTTTTTAATCTCTCTTATTGCGTTAGCTATATCTCCTAAATCTTTTACAGATCTAGCTTGAACAGCTAATGCCTCTAAGAACTCTGAACCACCTTCTAAATCAATAATTAGATTGTTATCCAGCGCTGCAACTAAAGTAGTTTTCCCAGCTTTTGGTTTACCAAATAAAATCAAAAATCTAGGATTTTCTACTTTAGCTTTTACTTTCTCTTTTGGTAATACAATCATAAAAGCTTTTATTTTTTTTGTATTCCTCTGATAAAGTTCTGATAATTTCTGATAATATGGAATAAGATATTTTAATTAAAACAAACCACGTTTCTTAATATTAATCGTGATATCGATAATAGTTTTCTTTGTCTTCGGTTTTAAATAGTTCAAAGAACCAAATGCAATAGGAATTACTTCATAACCAATCTGTACGAAGTTATCAAAGATTTTAACCGGAGTACCAAACTCATCTTTAAAGTCATAGTCAACATCAAACGGACAATGTTCCTTTGCATAAATATCAAGTGCATTAATAGCCTTGAAGAATTCTGTTTCTAAGTCGAAATTAATTACATTATCTCCCCAACACTTAAACGGACAATTAGCGCATTCCTTCGGCAACCATCCAATATTATGAGTCTTACTTAAACCTAAAGTAATGATATCACCTGCACCAGCATATTCGATGCCATAACTGCAAGAAGGATAATCACTCTTACTTTCTACAGTCATCCAAGGATAAGCGTTAATTACTCGGTCCATTAAAGACTCCTTATATGTTTTTGCACTCTTAGTATTTTTCGGTAATGTAAATGTATATGATTTCATAATTTTCAGCCTTTTTAATTGTTATTACTAAACGAAATCTTCCTTACTGGTTCATCTTCTCGTATAGTTTCAATTAAATTATTGTACTTAAGGTCATTATCAAACTCAAGTATAGAACATTCACCTGCATCTCTATTCTTTAGAATATGCAAATAAACTTTATCTCTTACTGGTAGACGATTTGGTCCATAACTCTGTATATTGAGTAGCTCTGGCCTATGAATACATATAACGTAATCTGATGCATGAAAAATAGTATCAGCGGAAGATATATCGCTACGCATTGGATAATGCATAGATGGATTATTAATTCTTTCAGGATTTTCGATATTACGATTCATCTGTGATAACTGTATTATTGTAGTATCTGGAAACTTTTTTACTCTAATAAACAGTTTCTGTAAATCGGAAATCACTTGTAGTGCACTTTCACGATTTTGCCCTTCAACAAGTAAAGTATGATCAAGTATAATCACAAATTTCTTGCCTTTAGCTTTATTCTCATAAAAGTAATCAATGGTAGATGCTATATCTGCAACAGTACCCGGTGTATCTACATAATATATCGGATATGATTTTATCTGTTGAGAGGTTTGTTCTACTTCTTCTAATAATGAATTATCTAATTCACTAATAGAACTATATAGCTGAGCAGTAGTTTGCCTTAACTTACTACTTAATTTTCTACCTACTTGTCTTGAACTTAACATTTCAAATGAAAAATTAAGTACTACTACATCCTGATTAGAATTTAAGTCTATTAAATCACTTTCAAGCGTATTTACAAATGAACTTTTACCACTACCAGATATACCTACAATAGTATATATAGTATTAGGTTCAATACCGCCCATACAGGACTTATTGAACTTACTCCATCTAGTACGTAAAGAAACAATCTCATGATTTTTTCTTTTACGAATATACTCTACTGCTTCATTAGTAGCAGAAGATATATGTCTAAATGTTAGTGTTTTAGTAGATATATTCTCCATAATTATAGTAATTTTGGTTAGGAGTTTCTACTTTCATTTGTTCCTCAATAGTTTCCCACTCACGTTGAGTGAGCCATTTCCACATAGTTTTCATATAACCTATTTTACCTGTACGCATACGCTCATCTATTTCGTATTTTAAACAATTCATGATATGTTCATGCATTGCTTTAGATTTGCCTACAATGTGGTTATATTCCTTCCTACATTTGTTCACGTTAGCTCTGAGAAATCCCTTAGTTCCATCAGGTCTCATAACATAAACTGGAAATTGGTCATAGAACATATCAAACATAGCTTTATCTTCTTTAAGAAGTTCTTCTAGTTTCTCTGTTTTACTTATGACTTGAGTATCTCTATCATACTGGATAGAGATTAAACCTTGAGTCTCTAACTCTTGTATTTCTTCTTCATTAACTAGGCTGAGAAGTCTCTGAATGTCTTGATTGATTGTTTTGATATCATTCAATACAAGTGTTAGGAATACTAATTGATTAATAGATAGTTTTGGTATTCTATCTAAGATAGAAGTGTCTATTTCTAAAATCATAGTCTTATATATTATATAAGCTTATGGTCTATCTGAAATATATCTGATAAGCCTCTGTTAATCCCATAGGCTCAATTGTAACGGTTTCAAATCTCTGATTATTTTATAGGCTTCCATAATATAATACCTATAATTAATCTTTCTTTCTTTAATTGGTTTATCATCAAATTTATTTAGAAGAGTAACACCAGATGCAGTAAGCATATTCTGATATGATTTAGCATCGCTATCATTACTATACTTCCATTTCCATAAATATCCACCATTAGTAGACGCATAGAAACGATTAGTTCTCTGTTGCTCCTCGTTCATATATTCAACATGCCATTGTTTACCAGTTTTCTCAGACATTAGAAAATCTCTTATATCTGTACAATTCTTAATTGTATCTTCAACTGATATTCCATCTTTAAAGAAACTTATTATTGCTTTAGGTATAATTTTTGGAGTTAATCCTTTACCTAATTTTACAGTAGTAATGAACATTCCCTTCTCTTTTACTTTGTTATCTTCAGTAATAGCAAAATAATCATTAATAGCGTATTGGTACATTGCTTTAAAACGGTCTTCCTCTAAAGTAAGTTTAGTAAGCTGTTCCCATTCTCTACAAATACTGTTTACTTTAGAATATACATCTTTCTTTAGTAAGACGAATAGACCATCAGTATTTGCTTGGACGATTCGGCATCCAATTTGAGTTAATTTTTCAGCTAACATAAGTAATAGTAACTGTCCGTTGATTCTAATTTTCATAGCAGCTTCGGGGGCATAACAGAAATTATGTTCATTCTGTAAGTTACCTGATAAACCATTTAAAGCTAACTTTAAAGTTTCATTTTTTACTTTATCGCCGTTATGTTTAGCTTCAATTCGCTCATCTTTAATTTGCTTATATACTTCTAGGAATTCTTTACCTAAATGTTTAGGATAGAATTCATATTCTATAAGCATACTAGGATATAGAGAAGCACAATTTATTCTGACTATATCTTAATTTGGCATTTCGTCCATACATAACCGTATATACTAGGTTTTTCGCCTGAACATACTGCATATATATTATGTACTTTGTATGTAGGATTTTCTTTTATTATATCTTTAACTCTACTCCACTCTTTAATAAATTTGCCGTCTTTAGTAAATTGTTTAATAGCATACCGAGTATTTATTAAAGACAATTTTTCTTTCATTTTATCTTTAATATCTGGATTATTTTTCCAGAATTCTGAAGACTTTTTTCCTATTTTCTCTCTTTCTTCATTATTCTGAAATCTTTTAATTTGAGCTTCCGAATATCTTTTCTTAGTTTCTTCTAATGATATCATACCTGCTTTAGAATTGTCTCTTCTAAGATTATATCCTTTATCTCTATTAATAGTATCAAATAATTCAATATAATAACACTCTTTATCTTTTAAATTTTCTGTAGTATACTCTATAACTTTATAATCAAATTTATTAGAACCATATTTATTCCAGTCTTCAATAAAGTATTTGTTATCTTGTTTAAATTTATTATTATTTAAATAAGATTTATGAGCATTTATTCTAGAATAAATATTTTTACTACATCCTATATACTGCTTTCCGTTTACAGTACAGATTATACTGTAAATACCTGATTTTTTCCAATCTATACGTCTTCCTTTCATGTCTAAAATTTATTTTTTATAACGTATAATGGGTAAAAGGTTGCCAAATTCCTCGCTTTTCGTACAATAATGTACTACTCCATCACTGGATAGTCGATGAACCTTTATCCTACTAAGGATACTTGGCTGCGGATTAATCAAATTATTATGATTTTACTATCTCCTAAGCGTTATCTTAGGTGCTACCTACTATATTACTACGTAGTGCAGTTATAATAATTTAGCGATTGTTCCCGCAATTAACGAGGTTACGACGCCGCTTTATCAACGTCAATATCTATAAGTATTTCATCATCTCTAGGAATAATGATTTCAGGGCTATTCACAGAATGAATACCTCCTACTCCTACAGAATAGCGTAAATTATTAAATACAAACTTGTTCTCGTATCCTTTTCTACCTGGAGATACTATCTGATTTTTCATATCATCTAATACTCTCTGTAGAATAGGACTATCATATTTAATAAATGGTAATATTACATCTTTCAATGGTATTACACTCATTGGAGACCTTAAATCTTTAATATCCTGCCAAGTTAAACCTGTCTTTTCTAGATATTTCTGAGTTAAAATCTTCATTCCAATGTTTACACCATCTTTACTGAGCACTCTTACTCCATATTCATCTTCAATAGCGATTCGTAAATCAACGTCTTTCTTACATCTATTTAATAATTCTGAAGTAGATTCAATATCATTGATATTATAATCTATCATAGAGTCAAAATCTTCTAAAGGAAGAGGTTTAGTCCAATCACATACAAATTCCTGTACATTAGGATATTGCATTGTTACTTGAATTTCCTTTAAACCTACTCTAAGTTTATTAGAATATAGCATAGTAAGAATATCAAAAGTATCAAACCATATTTGATACTTCCAATGCTTCCATGCATCTATATTATCTTCACTCGAAGTAGTTATAGTCTTACTTAGATTAAATATAGAACTACATATAGTAGGTATATTATATTGCATTAATTTATCTTCATACTCAATTATATAATTGATTATAGGATTATCATAATGCAAATTATTATAACCGCAGAATATAATATTTGCTGGAATATTAATATTTGTAGTATAATAATCTCCCCAAGTAATATATTTATCTACTTGTTTAAAGAATTTAACTAAATCTCTTAGTTGATTTTTCCTCTCTGATATCTCAAACTTATAGATGTTGTTTGTTTCTGTATTTTTTACCGAACAATGAAAGATATTTTGAAATACCTCAATATCATATACGTAGACTATCTTTCCTCGTATAATCATATTATAAGTATTTAAAGTTAGATCTCATGGTTGGACTCGAACCAACGCGTTCACACTACATAGTAGCGGCTCTACCACTGAGCTACATGAGAAACCGGTTTAAAACATGGAAACAGAAATATTATTAGTTTTTATGCTGCTAATAACTTATTACGACTATAATAAGTTATACTGTTATCTCCTTCAATGTCCTTTACTGTTACTCCAGTGAATGATGTATCTTTTTTGTACTTCTTAGCTAATTTAGCAGCTTTACTCTTTGCTTCATCTCTAGTAGATGCTTCAAAGTTTCCAGTAGCAAAATCGTATACTTTCATATCATTATCAGAGCATCTTCTTTGTATAGCATATTGGAAATTTCTTTTATTAGGCTTTTCTTTAATAGACAACTCTGCAGCACTAGGAGCTGTCTGTTTACCTTTCTTAGGAGTTAAAGGATTACTACGTACTGACTCATCAAATTTAGCCTGCATAGATTTTCTTGCAAGTTTATCTGCTTTTATCTTCTCTTTGATTTGTTCAGTTGTTAACGTAATAGCTTTAGGTTTAGTGAACATATTGTTCTTAACTATACGCGTAAAATGTTTCTTCTCTTTACGGGTATATCGTATTGTAGGATCATATCCTGCTTTCATAAGAATATTCTTGATTAATTCTTTTTTAGATTGTTTTATAGATTTGTTTTCATTCATAGCGTCTTTTGCTACTTTAGTGGTATATTCAGATTGCTTCTTATTTCCTGCCCACTTTACAAATCCTATTACTTTCCCATTCTCATCATATTTAATGACTCCAGATGGTCCCGGTTTCTTGCTTACCGTCATTATTTGATAAGCCTTATAGCTTCTACGAAACTTATTCTTGTTACTTCTATGGTTCTTTATACCGGTTCTATTATTTTTCTTTGCTAATATCTTTTTCATAATTTTTGATAATTAAATTGTTAATACTAGTTTAAAGGGGATTCCCCCTTTAAACATTATTTATGCAGCTAAGGATAAAGCTGGAGCTTCAATGTTAAGCTCTGCTTTCTCGTTAAAGTCTGTAATATCTTTATTGATTTTGTTAATTTCTAATTGTAATTTATTTTTTAGACCTGCAATATAAGCTGAAGTGAGTTCTTCAGTCTTATCTAGGTTCTTCTTTCCTTTAGAACGTTTAAGCTTCGGATCAAGAGTCTTAATCTTACTTAAATGAAACAACTGTTCAGTCTTTTCACATAAAGTAAAGATATTAAGATAATTATTATCTTTAGGTAATTCAGTAAATTTCTTATAACCCATATTAATACACTGCATATACAGTTTTAATAATATACGTTCCTCAGATAGAGCTTCAATCTTCTGAAGTAATGCTTTTAAGTCATAATTACGTTTAGCTTCTTTCGGAATAACATTTTCTTCTTTAATCTTATTCCAATAGAAAGTAATTTCATTAGAAATTTCCTTAATACGACCGATTTTACCTTTATTCTTATCTCCGAGCAAATATATTGATGTAATTGATTTCATATTGATTTATGTTTTTAAATGTTAAATACTCGACCAAACTACATCTACCAGTAGTAGTTCCTATGGGATTCAAACCCATAACCTACACATTAGAAGTGTGTTGCTCTATTCAGTTGAGCTAAGGAACTGTGTAGTAATAACTGCCCAATTCAGCAGTAATTACTATAAATAGTACCCGATTCAGTACTATGAGATTATTTTTTGTTTTAAGATAATATCCAAATCAATATTTTCTAAATTTTCTTAACTGGCCGAGTACTATAGGAATAACCCGTCCACCAGTCTTAATTCCAACTATTCCATTAAGCCCTTCAAGGTTAATGTCTTCAACATTGGTTATGCCATTTTCTCTTGCATATTTTTTGATATTCTCTTGATTGATCCATTTAGAATGTAGTTCCCCATCTGAACAATTCCTCATACAATCAAACAAAATATCAACAATACAATCGAAATCCTTACGTTTCTTTGCCTCATCAATTATACTTTTAGTAATCTCATCAAAGGCATATTCATTTCGAGTCGAATTCGACCCAGTGATTGCATCTGCTATACTAATAGAAGCATCTATAATACTTACCGATTCATAAGTATTAAATAATCTTTGCCACCATAATGGCCCACTTCCGTAAAATAGAAAGACCCGTCCATCTTCTCTAATGCTTACTTTTTTAGGCGTTTCAGTACGTCCTCCATTCCAAATCTGAATTTTAGACAATATGGCTGGCTCAGAACATATTAGAATTCGCAGAAGTTCTACACGTAATGAAGAAAGTCTGCCGTTCATAAGCTTCTACTATTTTTCTTCAGTAATTGTAGCAGTTACGTGAATTTCAGTTTCCTGATTATCTAAACCGCACTGCCGTAAATACTCAACCTGCATACGCTGATTCATATCCATATAACCACGGACAGTTTCAGCTAACTGCATACACTTACGTGTCATTTCTTCATAGAAGTTCAACACACTCTGGTTGGATAACTTAGTTAAGTCATTCAACATAGGAAGTTCTTCAGCTGTAAAGAACATAGGCTTAGAGCCTGGTTTGCTCAACCGTTCAATACACTCAATTACGTTCTGCCGGGTTGCTTTAGTAAATTCAGGATCAGCAAGCTCAAAGACTAATGACGGATCATTCTTCTTTTCATTCAAAATGATTTTCGGACGTCCATCAACATCCTTCTCAAGTAAGCTTACTGATTCAACATCAATAGCCTTGAGAATATAAGCTTTTACTTCCTGACGGAAAGTATTCTTACCTGTAGCAACATCTTCTTTCCACTTAAGGTCAGGAGTCTGTGCTACGATTGTAAATATCTGCTGTCCAAAGAAAGGCCCAAACTTCTGGGCTGTTTGCCGATAGCGAGCTAAAATTTGAGCTGCTAAACCCGGAGTGTTAGCTCCATTAATATTATTTTCCATAAAAATGTTCCTTTTTGAGTCCGTACTTGATATACCAATACGAACATAGTTATACAAAAATTGATAAAATCTCTCCACCGTTCGATTATTTAATAGCTATTCAAAATTGGAATAGGTGAACTCAATCACATAATCTACTAAGCACAAAAATAATAAATTGAAAATTTATGAGAAATACTCTGTGAGTTACTTCTGATAATCTCTGCTATTTCTTAGTTTTATCGTCCCGTTTCGACGGTTGAAATTCAACTTATACGATGTTCAACGCACCTCTCACCGTAAGCGTATAACGCGATTAGATGCGATATAAGCCACTTTATCATCAGTTCCTTAGAACCTACTGAGTATGTCCGGTATTATCGAAATTCGTCAGAATTACGGTTGTTTAATCTAACATTACTAAAATCATAGACTCATTGCTTATAGCATGACCCATCTATACCATTTCCAGGATTTGTTTGTTTATACTGCACGAACATTAGGATTTCCACCTATCATCGTCTCCTTGTTTGCTTATGGAATATCTTCATCATAAGTGTACTATTGCCCTTACAGAGACAGTGTAAGAAACAACACAGGTAACTGACGATTCAGCGTTCTCTCACATACAATGTTGCGCATTGTACTTTACGAGTGTCTTAACAGTCAGCAATGTCGGTTGGCAGTCGGGGTGGTGATCTGTCTACTCACACTACTCTTACGAACGGTAGTCTCAGCGTTTACAGTTCCATTGGACTTCCCAATTAGTTAAATAGTTAAACAATTAGAGTTCATTTTATCATAGCTGACTCTATTCAGCGTAAGTAAAGTTAATTCATTAAGTATATCATCATATACTATAATTATTACTAAACTGGTTTTAGGATTCTAACCCTAAAGCATCTTTAATAACTCTATTTACTTCCTTAATCCATAACGATGTTTATTATCCAAAATTCTGGTATGAATTAGTATAATAAATCAAAGGCATTTGCATATCTTGAAATGCTTAAGCTCTGCCGTTTTTTACAAGGAGTTTTCTCTGCGTCTCCTAATTTTACTTATTACCACGTAATAACACTTGCTAAAGGTGTTCGCTTCTAAGTTCAGGGTTATAGCGCCCTCATACTCGCATTTTAGACTATTATATTTTAGTCTCGTCATTTCTCATATATTATACTCATCTACACGACAAAACTCATGAGTCACCTTAGACTTGAAAGACGGTATCAATCTCATATACCTCATCTCTTATACGTAAGTTCTTTTGCAGCACGCTAATTACGATAGCGTACAGGATTGGCTCCTGCTCCATGAGTAACCAGTCAAGTATATACTTGGGCCATTGCATATCCAGCTTTCATATCCTTACTTTGTATAAGTATGTACCATAACACGGTTATCCTTACATTAGTATCAGTAATTTACTCCCTTCATAAGTATAAGTTCCAATATCCACAATTGCATATTGCATCACAGCTGATGTATACTGAACACTAGAGTTAGCCTGTTTCCCTTTCTGGACGCACAGTAGCGCTTTTGTTAACCGATTTTGGAGACCGGTAATGCGTTATCTGCAATCTCTTTTTTTCCATGAGTTGGCTGCTTCTTAAGGTGAAACTAACCTTGCTTTTCAGCTTTACTTATTCTTTCCAAAGGAATAAGTCAGGAACCGTATTGCCCCTGTTTCGTCATCGTGTTTATATCCCTTTTTGATTCTGCTTTTGATAAACTAATACGGATATAGGGATTTCGTTCCCTTTGTACTGTTTAGCACTCAGTGTGTCTTCTCTTTAGTACTGCGTCTTTAGAAGTCCCCAAACGGTTCTCACTTCCTAATGAGGATTGTACACGCTCATCCCCTCTTATGTAGTTTTCAATTACATAAGCTAACACCCTACCTTTTGAGTAATCTCACAGTTTTAGCTGCTAACATATTCTCGGGTCATGTAACTTTTCGGGCCATGGAGAAATGATTCCAAGCTCCCTGACAGGTGCGACCAGTATTATTGTATACTTTACCGCATGACTTCCTCGGAGTGATTTACGCTACAGTTTTACTCCTCTCGAACTGTGATATAATTAAAGTATTTATTATACGGTTATTATCACTAACTTTTTACCGTAGGGCTGTTATCTTTAGCTGTTGATTTTTGTTCTGGTATATTGACGCTCGTTATTTCACCGGTAGTAAGATTAATAGTAGCTACTACTTTCTTACCTAGACATATGCCGACAAACTTATTTTTTACATCACTACTACTGATGTAGTCTATTGGTTCCATTTTTGAAGCGTCAAAACCATCCAAACATTTGCAAGCACTACTTACAGACGAACGTAAGTACTGTTCTACATACAAACAATTATTTATACTACTATTAGCTTGGTCTCTAATAAAAGTAGACTGATTACCTTCTACTATAAAGTATTCAGTTTGAGATTGTATAGAACTTAATTTAGCTCTTGCTTCTCTTGAGTCCTTAATGATACGCGATAGACGTATCATCTGCTGAAGTATAATTTTATTGTTCATATTTATCTACTATTGTTAATGGAGTTGCCGGTGATTCGTCATCAGATATCTTACTTATAGCATTTACTTTTGGATATCCTGTTGAATTCGTCTTCTCTATTACTTTAGTTTTCCACTTAACTACTGACTTTGGTTCGCCAGTAGTTTTTACATTCACTTTTGCGTCTGTTGTTCCTTTCACAGATACTTCTAATGTAGATAAGTCGACTTCGACACTTATCTCATCTACAGACTTTTTCTCCTCTTTTATTACTTTAGGGAAGTTAGGTAACTCCACTATAGAGGGTATAACAGGCTGTGCCTGTATAACTTCTGTAGTTGCGAACATTTGCCTACCAATGAATACACTGACAACAAACATTCCAACTACAGTTAACATTCTATTATTCATTTGATATGATATTTATTAGAATGGTTATTCTTCTAAGATATGAATTTTTAAAAGAAACTTTTTAAACCAGTTTAGTTTTTTTTTTCAGTCCCTTCAGATTTCTCTTCATTCTTAGGATATTCGTCTTCCTTTGGAGCGATTAAATCTCCTTGACAATACTCTGCAAGACGATCAGCCGGATTTCGATACAGATTAATAATCTGACCTACTACCATACGCATCTTATTAAGCGTAGGAGTCTCCTTCTGTTTGTCAAAGTAATTGGTACGAATACTCCCTAGAACTTTACGGGCAACTTCACGTGCAGCTTCAAGTTCAACTTTCTTACTGTCCTCTACACCATCAGTAGTAATAGTATAGTCAGCAAATAACTTATCAATGTAATCATTGCCTAGTAAGCCAGTAATAGCATTAATTGCTTTATCTTCTTCCGGCTTTGCTTCAGGATCATCCTTCAGTTTATAGCGGAAGTTTTCTCCAATTAAAGCACGTAATGCTTCTGCTACTTGTTCTTCACTCCAACCAGCTTTAGACATATGTGTATGCATGATAGAGTGAGCCATACACGGTGAACCTGTCTGTGAAGTATATAAGTATACAGCGCGACCTAAACCACGCAAGATAGCTGTAGGCTGGATAATAGAGAATATCTCATTAATCCAATCTGTAACTGTCTTCTCGTCCAATGCAAGCTTCTTATCTGCATTAGTTTCTTTCAAGCCACGATATACACGATACCATTCTACAGTGTTAACTATATTTTCTGCCACATTTTTCTCTTTAGAGATGAGGTAATTAAGGGCAGTTTTCAATTCCTCATCATTAGTAATCTTGTTAGGATCAAGCTCCGGAATTTCTACTTTAGGCTTGCTGTTTGCAAGTTCTGTAGGTACTTCACTTTCTGAGAAGTTAATAGACATTTGTCCATCGTTCCCAGGCAGAGCTTTAGCAGGAGCTAGTTTAATACCTAGCATTTCTGCTGTACTTTGCAGCGGTAACACTTGGTCTGCCGGTATCTGTAACTGCAGTTCGCCACGTTCACTACGATTGAACAAGTCTTGACGTACGTCAACAAGAGCTAATAATGTAACTACATCAATGCTGCGGTTGAGGTCTGCATATAACTCAGGATATTGTTTCTTGAGTTCCTCATTGTTGGCATATCTCTGTTGCATTACAAATGCTAACATAGCCTTACCATCAACAGATGATTCTCTTGAACCAATAGGTATACCGGCCGTAGGAATTCCTGTGATAAGGTTTGCAGCACGTTCTACAGCTTTCTTTTCAGGGCTGTTCTTACCTGTTGCATCTTCAGGAATGATTGTAGGAATTTTCTCTTCCTTCTTCTTAGGCTTATCCGGACTTTTAGGGGCATCCTTCTTTGCCTGAACCTTAGTTTCCTTAGCTGTAGTAGGAGCTTTCTTCGCATCCTCTACTTTAGCATCCTTCGGCTTGTTATCTACTTGAGGCTTAGTTTCCTCCTTCTTGTTCTCAGTGTTATTTACTTTAGCCTCAGCTTTTGCTGCTGCTTTTGCTGCTTTCAAGGCTGCCTTTCTTTCAGCCTTACTCATTTCTTTTGCCATTTTTGATAATGTTTTAAAGTGTTAAAATAAAAGTTATTATTAAGTACAATTAAAAAGATAGACTAGTTTAAGAGTTAACTATCATCCTCTATTTCTGGTGAGTCACGTCCATTAGTAAAGGTATTACTTTTAGTTAGTGCATCGAATAATTCTTCATCTTTAACAATGTAACCTGCAACCCCAGTAAGGCGAATGGTAGTACCTTCTGTCACTGTAGCTACTAAGCTTTGCATGCATGTTAAAGCATCATCATTACTCATGGTGCTAACTAAACTAGTAAGAGAAGTAGTTTTATCATTATCTGACTTAACTACTTCCTTACTCAAAATACCTACTAATAGACCAGCCATAATGGCGAAAACAAGTTTCCACCACATTCCTGTACTACGGAATAACCGTGCAAGGATAAATGCTACAGTTAATAGCACAACAATAATTGCTGGTGTCATAATTAGTAAATGTTTTTAGTTTAACAATTGTTTTAATTTCTCTCTCGCTTTGTTAAGGCGAGATTTCACTTGAGACTCAGAGAGTTCAAGATGCTCAGCAATCTCTTTGTAAGAGAGATTATGAACTGTGCGTAGTTCAAGTATATACCTATACTTATAGCGAAGTCTGTTTAATGCATCTGATAATTTACTATCTGTCTCATGATAGATGTAAACATCTTCTGGTGAGCTGTCGGCCGAACTGCTTACCTGTAGACAGTTATTATCATTATCTAACTCATAATCATACTTCTCTTTTTTAGTACGTCGTATATAATCAATACTACTATTTATAGCGATAGTTTTTAGCCACATCTCAAATGAAATATGATTAACATAACTAGCTATCTTAAAGAAAGCTTTAGTAAACGTTACAGATACTAAATCATCTGTTACATCCTTATTATGCACAATATTATATATAGTATTGTATATAATTCTGTGATAACGATTATAAAGCTGTGTGAAGGCATGTTGTTTACCTTCTTTAGCCTGCTTGATCAGATCTAAAAGCTGTTGTCTTTCTTCATCTGTCATAATTACGGGCTTTAGTGTGCCTATAGAGTCAATCAAGACTCTATAGACTTAAAATGGCAATTCTAGTACATTCCTACAATAATATTCATACCAATCTTTGTAGAATTTATTATAAGTATCCCATATACATTCCATGAATTCTATTTTCATAGGTCTAGTAAGTACACTAGTAGGAGTATTATTAATTAATCCACATAATATTCTTATACGAACCTTTAGAGTTAAATCTTTATCGACTCCTATCTTTTGTATTATCCTATTATCAAACCAAAATATTAAATATTTTACAGTTTGAACTTTATAAGATTCATGAAACTCTAGTTCTTTTAATTCCCTTTTTTGTATTCTTAAAAAGGTATACCACTCAGGTCGCCAGTTAAATGAACTATATTTAACTCCCCAAGTGGTATATATATGGTTTGTCAAACTATAAATTAACATATTGCTGCTTTACTCTTTTAGCTATTTTCATTAGTACTACATTAATTTGTGCTAATGACCAGCCTGTAGTTTCTAATATATAAGCTTTAGTTGCAGATACACCTCGTCCATATATTCCAATGTCTTCAATGTATTTATTAGTAAATGTCTTTAACTGTTCGTCAGTTATAGCGGGCATTTTTGTACCATGTATCGATTGACGATAAGATGGTAATGAACATATTTCTGAGTATTCATACTCTAGAAAAACAAATTTGTCAGGATTTGCTAATACGCTCTGAATTTCAATAGATTCTTCAGGTAGTATTGTGAATTCTCCTTTCTGTACTAAGTCATTAACTAATAGTGCAGAAGTAATTCTCATACAAGGAACTTCTCCAATTATATTGGCAAGAAGCTCAAAGTTTTCACCTACAATTCTGTAGATACCAGGATGATTGAGTCTCATGGTTGATTAATTTCTTTTTTAAAGTTATTTACTATTCCAGATACTTCTGATAAAGTTAACTCTGGATATTTTTGCATCACTTTATTAACTGCATCAATATCAGATTTAGCTGATCTGAGTAAGTTAATGAACTCTGTTCTTTCATGTTTAGAGTCAAACCAAGCAAAATATCTTACACGCATTGATATTCGTATTCTTTTATTTTACTACTTAATTCATTCCATTTAGTAATATCTATATCAGTAGCATCTACTAAATGTATTATATCACATTTAGTATTGAATACTCTTCTAATATAAGATATTCCTTCTTTGTAGTGATACTTATTCTTATAAGCACGAGGTACTACATTATGAAGACGAGTTATTAATTCAGTCTTCATTCTCATCTCTGTTGCAGCTTTCTCCCATGATTCTGGAAGATTCTGTCTAATAAAATTCATTAATCCCATTTCAAATTAATTTATTGATTAAACTTAATTTTTTATTTGTAGTAAGGGGAGGACTCGAACCTCCGATACCAGCTTTTGATACTATCTCACCGCTCTACCAACTGAGTGCTATCCTTACTCCAGCTTTCTACGACATTAGCTTAGCCGTTGGACTCTGTTATCACGCTGCGATACCAGTATAGTCCATTACATAACTTGTATTGCCAGTTATCTGCTTATTGACCTATTCTATCTTCACTATCGCGGTCAAAGCCATTCATCCCCGTTTAAATAATATAGTGGAGATGGTGGGTATCGAACCCACGTTTCCAACGATGATTCGATAGACCTAACAGTCAATTTCTTTTTTACAGTTCGATATAATATCTACTCTATAGTAGGCTAGCAACCGACCAAAGTTACTAGCCTTATTTGGTCTTGAGAATGGTTAGTTCTCTGTTACTGATCTTGATGATATACGAATAATAGTAAAGTATTCCTTTACGATTCAAAGATTCATATTATTCAGTCTAAACTTGATGTCACGACTAAGGCTTTTCTCTATTTCTAGAGGACAATCTTATTGTCGCGATCTCAGACTTATGATCAGTAGTTCACGGTAGTTCCTCATAACTGATTTAAAATTCTGTATGAGACCTGTTAACTCAGGTCTTTGTATGCCTCAGGCCCTAGAGTTCAAAAGAACTATTTCCGACTCACAACTAAGCTATTGATTCAAAGATTCTAAGCTTGGAACCTCTTTTATTTGTTTTGAATTAGTTACTTATTAGTATTAGGAACTAAATCATCGTATCTCCATTGCCAAGAGTCTGGAAAGAGTTCGTTAAGTTCATTTAAGGACTTATCGATATCCTTTCCAATCTCAATAAGATCCTTGTCGTACTGTTTCTTTAGATTGTAAGCTTCTTCCTTCCATGCGGATACAGGTTTCTTTCCACTTACAATCTCTTCTTTCAGTGCAGCAAGATCTTTTAGGTACTGTTTGATACGTTGGTTTGTTCTGTTAGAACGACGAACTTGTAGTACCGCTGAGGATACCGTATATTCGCTCTTCTGAACAACAGCTACTAAATCTTTCGTTAACTTTTCTTTGCGTCGTTCAGCAATTTTCTTTGCTGCTTCTTCAGCAATTTCTTCAGTTACCTTACTTGAGTTAGCGATTACATCCTGGATGTTTTCTCCATTTACATCCTCTGTAAGGATGTTCATTTTCTTTACTTCTGCCATTTTGAATACAGTTTAATTGATTTAACAATAAAATTTATTTAACACTATAATATAATCTTAATGAAAGAACAATCATCAAAATATCTCTTTTTAGCTTCTATTATAGCTACTGCTATAACATTTAGCCTTAATTTGATATCTTTATACTTATTCTTTTTATGAATTTTTAGTGCTACTTCTTTACTACATCTACTAAAGTATGATATAGCTTTCAATCTTTTCTCCTCGTACATAGTAGGAGAGATAATTATGTTAGTCATATAGTATGACATTTTTTTATTTTATCTCATATCTTTGATAAATTTAAGTAATAGTTAAAAAGAACTGTTCCTGTCTATTCGTACTTCTTATTCAACAGGAGACTCCCTGCCTTCTCCTGACCTACATATAATGTGGTTGACCGTTGTATAGTCCGTTGTACTTTTGATTAACAATTTCCATTAGGGTTCTAGCCTTAAACAGTTCTTTAGGTTGACTGAATCCACCATTTTACTAACAATTTAAATTAGTAATATATGGTATTGAGTAGAGACTCTGGCGGGGTCTCTACTTCTTTACTATTCTTTGGTTGCATTCTGAGTTTACACTCATGAGTACATTCACTACAATTGACATGGTTGTCAAGTGTAGGACAATCATTGTTTACTTCCATGCTTTCTTACGATTATAAGGCTCCATTTTCTTATGTTTTGGCTTCTTTTTGAACTCTTTTGGAGGTTCCTCATTGTTTTTCTTTGCCATATTAATAGAATTTAAATAGAGGATTAATATCACGTAACAACTCGGGTAATACGGATAATCCGTATTTCTTTAGCATTTTACGATGTTCATAATACGCGGAAGTAGTATTTACCTGAGCAATAATACTTACAGGAACACTAATAACCTCACGATTCTGTTGTACTAAGAACTTACATAGCTCTGAGTTTAACAATTCTCGTGTCTTAAGTGCAGGTGAACCAATAGATGCAATAATCTTCTTACAGAAGTCTTCTACTACTGCAATTTGCGGATTAGCTGGTCTATCTACTGCTATCATAGTAGGTGGTAAGCATTTTGCTATTAATGCGTTTGTTACATCTACGTCTGATAGAATATTAATATCTACCTTTTCAGCATTCACTCGATTTCCTATACAATCTGCAATTGCTGAAGCTAAAGAATTTTCATCTTTTATTGCTCCTTCAAAAGAAATAATAATTGCTTTCATTTTACTTTTTGATAAGTTATTTACTTGGAATAGATATAGATATTTCTATTTCATATTCCTCTAATTCTTCAAATAATTTATCAGTATTTAGTTTACTGATAATTTCAATAGGTGGATTAACTTCTACTCTTTTACCAGGTACTGTTCTACATAGCTTTTTAGCTCGTTCTAACGATATGCCAAGTACTTTAGTAGTAGCTAATAGATTTGCAAGATAGTGGTCGTTACTGAACTTTATTTCAGTTAATTTACGACCTTCTTTTATTTTATTGACTACCATTCTTCTTCCTCTGATGAAATTAGGTTTTCAAACTCAGTAAAGAAATTCTCTGGATCTTTACAGATAATTCTTGCATTATCTGTCTCTATGACTACAATGTCTCCAAGTTTGTCATTGCAGCTCTGAGTTATGCTGTCAATATAATTAATATTAACTACCGCAGTTTTTGTTTCTTCAGTATCTGTAAAGCATTGCTCTACAAATAAAAAATCTCCAATCTTTTTCATGTCTCTAAAAATTTAAATTGTTAATAATGACGCCTGGACACTCAGGATTTAATTAAGTTAGTGCCAACTCTTAGTTTATAGCATTTGTTATAAGACAAAGATAAACGACCACAATCGTTACTTACTATGACTCTCACTATAGTTTTAACTCATAAGCAGAAATAGCTGTCAAACTAAATCTTATTGGAGTACATGATTTTAACGTCCGCACGATCATAGCAATCAGTTTCGGCGTAATAGTCATTGCTGATACTATACTATTACTGCTTAGCTACTTACGCCCCACATGTTTGTCATTTTCTGAGGACGTATACTCTATCTTCACAGACTGAGTATACTAAACTCTAATATTAACCAGAAAGGATGTCTAGTCTTAAATAGAGTCATTTCCAACCGTTGATATAACATGAGTTTGTATAGAGTCATCAAGATATTTTTGAGCTCTTGCCCCAGATAGTACGGTGTTATACGTTGATGTGTTTGATTCATATATGTAAATCATGTCTTTTATAGACAATGATGTACCATGCTGCATCAAAATATCAATTAATACTACCTTTGGCATAGCTAAAAATACGCTATCAACTCTTCTATCTTCCCTCATTTGCTCGCGCATATCGAGAATATCCTGTATTGTTGCTACAGGTTCTTCAATAGTAATATGCGCATCTTCTTGTACTTCTTCTTGGTTTACACCATTTAAGAAATTAGCAATGTTTTCACGCTCTGCGTAAATTATTGCTCCCATCATGCCTATTAAGGCAAGAGTTATTAATACTACCCAAACTATTATTCTTGGCGGTTTAGGTCTCGCCATCATTTCATTTTCCATTTTGATAATGTTTTAAAATTAGTAATTAATCTCCCCAAAACCAATCTTGGAGTAGTTCTTCAAAGTTTTCCATTATGTAATTTCCATCTTCTCTTTCTTTTATCTTCAGAGAAGTCCCGACATCCGCAAAGGAACCGTCCAACCCATCGTTAGAATCCAAATAGAACAAACCCGCAGTTTTATTATATTCATCTTCTCTATACAACCAAGAATAGATGTAATAATAATCGAACTTAGGTGTCCAAGGTTTATTATCATTACTAATGAAATTTAGAGCAGCTATAATTGTACTAAGCTGTTCATACAGATTCAAATGCTTATCTTTATAAGTTCTAGGTTTTCTGCCTATTACTTTACAAGCATCTTTGTAAGATTTAATTTCTTCTCTTTTCATACTTTTATTGATTAAAATGTTACTTTATAGTATCTCCAACAAAATATACGTGATGATATAGATAGTACTTTACATATACAGTACTATTTTGGTTTGTAATAGGATTACGTAATGTGAACTTATATTCTTCATCATTAGTAATACTTCTCTCTTTATTGACTAATATATAATTCTTGTACTTCATTTGTAAATCTACAAAATTATATACAGTTTTGGACTCTTCGTATTCTCTTTTAATTAGAATGCCAACAATATATGTTATTATTGCTATTACTAATATTCTACTAATTCGATTTAGTTCATAATATTTAATTACTTTTATCATAAATTGATTTTAATGTTAATTACTAATTATAAAAGGCATTAGTTTTCATAGGTACAAACTGGAAGATTTATTTAACCTATTACTTAACACACTCGCCACGTGAAGGCTGCCTTAATGAGTGCAATCAGTATATCTATATTCACATATAAATATACTGACAACAGTACGCTTACTGTTATGCTTAATTAATCAATCTGTGAATTAAGAATGAAACAATGATTAAATAAACAAATGGCTCATACTATAAATCTAAGGACGAACGAACTTGGCTACATCATATTAATGATGTAGTTGTTCCTGATTTTAACGTCTGCACTAATACTTATTATAGCGTAATCGCCTCCTAATTTTTGCCTCTTACTTTAAACAGCGCACGCCCCGCTGAATACTATAATAAGATATAAGCCCCACAGGATTGTCAAGGATTCTCACCTTAAAGATACCTAGCTACAGGTCAGCTAGGATTTTTTGTATTACGCTACCCAGTCTTATAATGACTTGACTTGTTCGTATCCCGCAATACCGCAAATATGAACTATCTTTGATTTCATCTGCACTAATATTAGATTATATAATAACATTTGCAACTATTATCATACATTGTCTAAATATAAGCCCCACAAAGTTGACACTGATTCTCACAGTGTAGATGCAGTAATATTTACTGCTCTCCAGTAAGTTTCATATAGTATTCTTGACTCTGCATTCTGTCGGGCTTGTCACCGGCACTCGGCTGCATTAAGAAGAGAAGTATAATAATATAGTCCTTAGCGCTACCTAAGTCTTTATAAGGGCATACCTAACTTATATTATTATACTTTAACGTGGTTAAATTATGTTTCACAACATATGAGGATAATTTGCATTTCATAGAATAATTACTTTGCGAAATAAATCTGTATATCTTAGTTAAATAACCATATAGATAGATATAATACTATCATTATGATTATTACTGATAACATACCTAATTTTGTGTCTCTATCCATATGATTGTTTATTTTAGTTAATGATTGCTGTTTCGTCTTAATTTTCAAAGACTCATCAGGTATCTACGGATACGACAGCCCTCATCTTACATATCTAGAATAAGATGAGGAGTTATTTAGTAATACACTATAATTCTTCTAAAGACTATATTATATTACAACGTTACTAACGTTCACTAAATTGTAGAGTAGCTAATTCTACATTTGCGACTGAATTCGTAATGGAAATGTTCTCTTATGAAGAACTTACTTATCAGCTAGACTTTTGCGCTTTATACCATCATATACAATGATAGTATTTTTCACAATCGAGGGTCTTATTTCTCGGCAACTCCAATTTAATTTTAATACACGTCATATAACACTATAAAAATCCTACTAGTGTAGGATTTGGTGCCATCCCAAGTATTCAACAGATGGCTCGGAGCTTTCTACACCTTATAGGTTGCTCGTTTTTTAGTCTTATTCACACATGTACTCGACTAACTGTACTGTATGCCACTTTTTACTTTCTGAGTGAGTTTGCGATTCTCAGATTTCATATTTTCTATTACCACGTGGTTGGCTAAATTAGAAGAGCCTGCTATAATTATTAAATTATAACTTAGTGCATCAAAGTGATAACGTTGCACCACGTTTTATCTATTCTCTTCTTCTGATGCGGTTGAAAGAGATAGAATGCATTTTACACCTAAAACTTATAACTAAAGGAATTCTCTACTCTGGCGTTATGACTCTAGGAATCAATGTTGTAGTAGCTAAGTATTTACGTGGATAGTCCACAACCCTTAGATTTACATAAGAAACTGGTGCCCTCAATGTCTTGGGATTGTTACACAACTCCGTAGCTTACGCTACTCCGAAGTTATTGAGTTTTTTTATTTATAGAACAAGCGCATTATTTTCGCTATGCTATTCTCTTGTTTTAATAATCGCTATATATTAAAAATCGTTAGCTTTCGCTAGTTTTCAAAGAAGCACATGAAAGAAGGTGCTTATTCTGCACCTTCCTCAAGTAATTTAACAAACTCGTCTCTGTCGACAAAGTTGACAAAGAGCATGTTCTTCTTTGCTAATCTGCGAGTTTCCTCGCTATTAGCTATTTCTACGGCTTGGTCGTAGAGATTCTGCATATTCCGCAAAGCGGCGGATTGTGCTTCAGTTTCGCTGAATGCGAGACCACTAATGGATCTTATGGTCCTGATATCCCCATTGCGGTTTGGCCGCTTAATGGGTATTATTGGCATAGTCCAAGGGACTAATTCAATAGTACTACCGACCTCGTGTTCGGTTACAAATTCTTCATCTCTGATGAAGAGTCTGTTAAACTCAAGTACTCCACTTGAGTTCTTTACACTGATCATCCAATATGATCCATCCTCTGATTGCTCAACAGCAGCAATCGTATAATTGGCTCTTCTGCCAATTTCAATTTCGTTGTATCTAGCCATAGTACACGATTTTTAAATTAAACAACAAGCACGGGGCTTGTCCCCGCGCGAAGTAGGCCGGGGGATCTTGATGTGACACATCTTCACACGCACCACCTCTCTCAAAAAAAATTTATAAAATTTTTTATATTTTATTTTTAAAATATGTTTAATTTATGTTAAATATCTGTAATTATTCTTAATATTTGCGTTATAGATAATATGAAACATAACATAGATTATTATATAGAACTCATTGAGCCTATGATAGATAATCTAAATAGGCAACAAGAAATACAGATTGATAATACTAAGTTTTTAGTATTGAAAGTGCGTACTAAAGATGTTACACGTATATTAATAGCTAATCAATATAATTGGAATGGGGTTCACTACTGGGTATATAATACTAACACAAAACAAGTAGAAAATATAATTCATAGTACTTACCACTTCATGTTTAGATTTAAACAGCGTCACTTATCTATTACTAGACTATCAGAAAGTAAACAAATAATAGTATGCATGGTTAATATGTTTAAATATTCATATAACTTGTTAAACTGCACATCCTCAGTTTATATTACATATAAGAAGCTATCTAAACTAGGAGTCCCACATATAAGATTTATTACATATATAAGAAAAACTACTAAAAAGAAATAATATGAAACTAATAGAATCCAGTGTACAGATTATTGAGGAAAAAGATCCTTATAAGATGATAGAATTAGCAGGTAGAACTTGCTATAAGTCTGAAGATAAGATAACAGAGAATAGCGCTAAAGAGTTTGTAGATTGAACTTAATAGCGTTAAATAACTATAAATAATGTTAATAAATGTTAAAGAAATAGTAACTAATACATCATATTAGACGTTATATGGGGAGTAAGAGGGGTAAAGTAATAACAGTGTCTAGTTAAGTAAAGTGATATAATATTAATTACTCCTACTTTAGATAATCACAAATATAATTACTATGAAACAGAAACAAGTTAGAGAAGTAGCATACTTAGGTAAGAAAGTATATTTTGGTAATAAACCTTATACTTTAGTAGAGAATGAAGTAAAGGGTATGTGTCAAGGATGTGATTTATATGATTGTTATTGCCCTTCTAGGATTACGTCATTGTGTACTCAAGGATTTATACTTAAAAGAGATAAGTAATGTTTCAATATACTTTACATAAGATAGACTTAAAGAACAATGAATTTGCTCTAGTCACAGATGAACTCTTAAATAAGATAAACGAAGAAGTACTTAGAATACTAGATTTATGTACAGAAAAATCTAATATCCTACTTAAAGGAATAATAAATGAGAGAAGGAAAGAAGAATGATTACCAAGATGGTAAGCTACGTTGGGATTTACTACCTTTAGAAGAGATTGAAGATATAGTGAAGCTCTATACTGCTGGTTCTATTAAGTATGGTGATAACAATTGGCAAAACTTAGAGAATGGTTACCAACGTTATAAAGCAGCGATGTTAAGACATCTACTTGAGTATGAGAAAGGTGATAAGATTGATGATGAAACTAAAGTAAACCACTTAGCTGCTGTAGCTTGGAATGCAATAGCTATACTTTACTTAGATAAACACGGAAAAGGAAAAGACTATGACATTAAATGATTAGGAATTAGCAAAGATAGTAAAAGATAGAATACCAGTAACAATAGATAATAAATAGTTTATAGTAGAGTCTAACCCAATAGGTAGTTGTGATGGCTGTTATTTCTTAAATAAGAATTGCCCTACTTTAGCTAGACGTTATTGTTGTTCTAATGGCGGAAATATATTAATATTAGAGAAACAAAATAAGAAATAATACGTTATTTGAGTATTAAATATAGAATATTATGGAAGATAAAATACTAGAAACAGTAGTAAATGGAATTAAGTATACAATGTTAAAGGATGTGTTGGTTAAACCTCTAACACCTGTTATGGTTACTAAAGAGATTACAGAGCAGATTCCTACAGGTGAAGTTGATGAAGATGGTTTCAATAAGTATGATACACAAACTGAAACTAAGGAGGTAGAGTCTGAATATTCAACAGGTATAGTATTGAAGATTCCTACATGCTTAACAGAATGTGAATATAAAGTAGGAGATACTATTGTTTATAATAAGAAGTTTGCTAAGGACTTTGATTTGTTTAAGGATAGTCAATTAGTCAAACCATATGATATAATTGCTGTATCAAATATGATTTAAAATTATAACTCATTGTTAGAATGAACCCTGGCGTTAGTCAGGGTTTTTTATTATATAGATAATAAATGTTAATAAATGTTAACAGATTTTAACATTTATTTAATCTACCGTTTATAGATACATAAACATTTAAAATAAATATTATGAGCTACAAAGTAATTAAGGAATTTGGTTCTGCTAAGAAAGGTGATGTATTAGCAGAAGATGAAACAGGTTTAGTGTCATTTAACGTTAGTGAAGATAATTATACTAGAATGATGTCTTTAGATTATGATACTGCGGATTACTTATGTGAAGAAGGTTACCTTTTAAGTGTTGATGATGAAAGTAAGTATAATGTAGATGCTACTTTAGAGCTCATTGATGACTTACTTGAGAAATACGAAAGTAACTTAAAAGAGACTAATGAAAAAGCAAATAAAGGCGAAATACAACCTTGTGTTAAGTTAGAAGCTGAGACAGTATATTATAACTTAAATAAGGTTTTAAATAAAATTAAGGATACGTTGACAAATGAATAAATTGGTAAAAAGCGTAAGCAAAGCCGATTTGAACACAGAATTCTTAAAAAGTCTTAATGGTATACTTGATCTTACCGATAGGGAGCTAGAGTTACTAGCTACATTTATAGCAATAGATATTAACACTCCTAAGCTCCCTAACATAAGTAAGAATGTAATATCTACTGAAAATAGAAAGTATATTAGAAAAGTATTAGGTATTACTCCTGATAATTTAAGTAGATATATAACTAAATTTAAGAATCAAGGTATACTAGCGAAAGGTAAGATTGAAGACGAAGTTGTAGTAAATAAGGCACTTATACCTGAAATAATCGGCGATAGAGTACAAATTACTATAATATTAAGAGTAAATAAAGATGAAGATTAAAACAACAATAGTAAGACCTGGCACTATATTATGTTGGAAGGAATATAACACATTTACTAAGTTGTGGAATAAGTTAAAGAAGAGAGACTTACCATATAATAAGTTTGAGATTATTCCTACTAGTATAGAGTTACTTACAATAGATAGATATAATTTTGTAGCATATACTCCTATACGTAAGTATAATAAACAGGAAATACACAAACTACAATCTATCTATGATAATTGTATAGAAGATAGAAATTGGGACGATGTTAAAACTATAATTAATATAATAAGACCCAATACGTTCGATAACTCTTCTACTTTAGAAGAATGTAAATATTACAAAAAGATAGATTTAAATGAGGAATCAAGTGAGTATATATACTAAATTAAGTAATAAGTATAATATCCCATACCCTATCATAGAAGTAATATGTAATAGCCCGTTTAGATTTACTAACAGTGTTATATCTGATTTAGATCCAAAGCCTGTCAGATTCTCTTACTTAGGTAAATTCAAATTAAAGAAAAGATATGAAAAAGAAACCGTATGATGTCTATAGTCCTGAGATATATCCTAGACTATTATTTGTAAGTACTAATATTGAGGATTTAGATAAATATTTTATATTTCTTGATGTATACGGTAACAACGACGGAAGTGAATATAATAAATTGCTACAAGAAGTAGATAAATATGACGGTGGAATGGTTACTTGTAAAGTAATACGTAAGAGTGATAATAAATACGGAGTAATAGTGATAGCTGTTGCTAATGCAGAAGATATTACTCCAGACATGATTCCTCATGAGGCAGTACACGTTGCGGATTACTTTTGTGAACAATTAGGCTTATATACACAAGACTTTAAAGATGGCAATGAAGCGTATGCCTACTTAGTAGGATGGGCTGCAGGAAATATAAGTAATACTATCTGTAATGAGTTAAAAAACAAAGAATATGACAATTGAAGAAAGTAAAATGATGTGGAAATTAGAAGTGGAAAACAATAAACCACTCTATGGTTCATTTAGTAAGGAAATGAAGCGCCTATATAACAAAGTAGATGAATTAATTAATGAAGGCGTAATTACTTATGAAGATTTCACAAATGATGTAATTGACAGTATTACTACTACTATAGTAGATAATGGGAAGAGTAATGCAGAACCTAGTAGAGCCGATCAGGTAAATGCAATGTGTGACATGCTATTTAAGAAGTATGAAGAATATAAAAAAGTAGAGCATACAGGAGGAGATAGAGAAGTTTTAGCAGATAATACAGAATTATCAAATAAAACCAGATTATGTGAATCCGAATGTACCGATGGGACGTGCTAAGGAAATTATAGCGAGATTATAGAAAGAATATTATTTAGGTTATTTAATTGATTGATTATTATGATTAAGTATATTTGTTCAGTAGATAGAGGTACCGTTATTAGTTACGATAAAGAAGTAGAAAGCGTTAGCTTGCTAAACCATTTTTATGTAGACGGTACATGGTATATTCCCGAAGATGGAGAATGGATCTATACAAAGAAAGATGGTTCTAAAGATAGAAGGAGTGTTACTAAAGGTACTATGGTAATAAAATTGTATCCTATAGATAAAGAAAGTAACGCAGAGTACATCTTTATTGAAAATGATGAAGTAAAAGACCACTATAATAGATTACTAGAAAAGAGGCAAGAAGAAGCGGAAAAGAAAGCTGCTGAAAATTCTTGTGATTTGTGTTGTGATTGTGAACCTGTAAAGTGTGATTGCTAATATGGATAAATTATTGATAGATCAGTACGGTAATGCTATTTTATATAAAATAGATACTAATAGCATCAAAAATATATCTGATAACTTTGAATGTAGAACTATATATATAGCATAGTAGGATGGTCAAATAATAACAGAAGAAGAAGTAATAGACTATAAACTAGGAGACATTGTACTTATATTAAGTAAATATGATACTGTAAGTAGTAAGTGGAATCTAAAGCCGATAGTCTGTTCTGATGCTTTTGCTAAAGACGATCTTATAAGATGGAGTAAGGAAGATAATAAACAGGTTCTTATAAATGAAACTATTTGATATTGTTGGTGGTAAGGTAGTAATACACCCTGATGCTATAGGTATCCCATGCTTTAAAAAGGTGTGGGATACTGATAAGCCAGATAAGGAGCATTCTTCTAAGGTAATAAGTTATATTGTACTTATGAATAAATGGGATAGTCCTTATGTACAGAGTATGGATGAAGATAGTAGAGAGCTTAAATTAAAGAAGGAAATATTTAATGATGAAAATTATAAATTAACTTCTGAAGAACTAATTTGTGAAGAGGAATATAAGAACCTACTTAACACTAGAGCTCTACAAATGCTAAACAACATGCGTCTAAAACTAGATAGTGTAAGTAAATACTATAAAGAATCATTAGACGATACTTTAGACGAAAAGAAGATTAAGGATTTATTAGCTGGTATGACTTCTGTAGGTGGAGTACTTAAAAGTATAGATTCACTAGAGACTATGGTTAAAGCGGAAGAAGTAGCTATAGGTAAAGTTAAAGGTGATGCTAAAGTAAATCCATACGAGTTGGCAAGATAATACATTAAAATATAACCAAATATTAACAACACGTTATAGTGTATAAATGAAGATTTTATTATGAATAAGAAATTTACGATTACTATAGATTTGACTAAGGATACAGAAGAAGTATTTAGACAGATTGAAGAAGCTTCTGAATATTTGAACAAACCTGTAAAGAAGTCATTATGGCAAAGAATTAAATCTTGGTTCTAAACCATCAGAACCCTTACGTGGAGGGTAAGAATATCCACGTGATATTGGGGCGTGGTATAATTGGTAGTACCGGAGATTCTAAACCTCTGTGATGTGCGGGTTCGAGCCCTGCCGCCCCAACCAATATTCATATAAAACTTGCAGATATGACATACAGAGATATAGATCCAAAGTTAGCTGGTATATATATAATCAAAAATAATGTGAATGGTAAATGTTATATTGGTCAAAGTGTTAAACTAAGATCAAGACTAAAAGACCATATGCGAAATGCTAAGAATGGAAAATTAGATTTACCAATTTATAGAGCAATAAATAAGTACGGTTTTCATAACTTTACTGTAGATATACTAGAATCATTTATTCCAGATCCAAATATTTCTAATTTAGAACTAATTCAAATATTAGACAAATTAGAAATAGAGTATATTGAAAAATACAATGCTTACACGGAAGGATATAATTGCACTAAAGGAGGAGATTTTGGAGTGCTGGGTCTTAAAATGACAGAAGAACAAAAAAAGAAAGTATCTGAAAATACTAAAAAATTAGTAGCAAACGGTACATTCGGTAAGCGTGTACATTTATATAATTTTATTGATAGGTATTATATATATGCTTGGACTATCAAGGATGCAGCAACTATTACAGGCCTGAGTCGTTCTAATATAGGCAGACTATGCAATAATAATTACATCCATCCGTTTTGTAATAATTTCATTGCAGCATATACTAAAGAAGAATTAGAAGATAAAAAGTCTAACATTCCATTATGGTTAGAAGAGTATGAAAAGAATAAATATACTTTAGTTAAGAGACATAAACGTAATAGAGTATATTTTGGCAATTCTAACTGGATTAAAGGTATGGTTGGATTGAATAAAGGTAAAAAGATGTCTGAAGAGCAAAAAGAAAAACTAAGAGTGGCATCTACTAAGTATTTAGTTTACCAGTATACTTTAGATGATACATTAGTAGCTACTTATATGGGAATGCACAATGCGGCTAAGGCAGTAAACACTGACTATAAATCTATACAGAGAGCTTGTAATGGTAGAGCTAAAACATGTAAAGGTTATATTTGGAAGAAAGAATTAATGCAGTCTGACTGCAAGCAGACTGCTTAAATACTAGTCCTTTGAAACTATAATAGCAGAAGGAAACTTGTTGGATAGGTAGTTATCGTGAACAGGTAGTCTGGGGTAATGTTAGCCCAGGTGGGGAGTACTAAATATACGGCGTATAAATCCCTAGATTAAGAAACTAGGTTGCAGTCACTGGAAATCTCCCCAACATAAATTTTTTTCATAATTAAGAAAGTTTTAGGTTAATAAATTATTATCTCAATAGAAGGGGTTCGTTGTGAAACGCGCCCCTTTTTTAAATATGATATGGTTGATTTTAATAAGAAAATTGTAAATTCAAATAAATTTCGCTAGGCTGCATTAAATTTTATTAATACTGGTAGTTATTGTAATTTTCCTGAATCTACTTCAGAATATTTTAAGTTCTGGGATGAGGAAAGTAAAAGATGTGTAGATGGTTATACTGCTGATGATGGAGATTTCATTAGTGGGTATAACTATTTTTATTTAAACTATTGTCCTATATCTCGTATAGTTAATCATATTACTACAGATGAGTTAGGTAATACTAAAGTAAAACGTGTGAACGAAGTAACTTTCCCTGACTTCTGGGACTATGACTATTATTATTTTAATGCAGTATAGGAAGCCCAAGAGTAGGGTAAGCATTTATGTCTACTTAAGTCCAGACGTAAGGGTTTCTCATATAAAGGCGGGTCTATGGCGTGCCGTAATTTCTATTTAATACCATACTCTAAAACCTTTATATACGCGTCAAATAAGCAATATTTGACAGATGATGGTATTCTTACTAAAGCTTGGGACTATATGGACTTTATAGATAAGAATACAGCTTGGGGGAAGAAAAGGTCAGTTAATACTTAGATGCGTAGACGTGCCGGATTCTACACTAAAGATGATTACGGCAATATCATAGAATTAGGTTATAAATCAGAAATTATAGGTGTTACTTTGAAAGACAATCCTGACGTAGTACGTGGTAAGAAAGCTAATCTTATTATGTTTGAAGAGGGCGGTTCTTTCTCTGAATTAGGCGCAGCATGGCAAATCGCTAGACCTTCTGTAGAGGTAGATGGTATAGCTTTTGGTACTATGATTGTATGGGGCACTGGTGGTGATGAAGGTTGTATTACAGAGGATAACTTAGTATATACAAGTAACGGTAAATAGGCGTCTATAAAAGATATTACTAAAGAGGATAAGTTAATAGGATATGATGTCACTAATAAGACAGTTACTGAGGAACCCATTAAATTTATAAATATACCTAGTAAGAAAGAATGTATAAAGTTAATTACTAATTCAGGAAGAACAATTGAATGTAGCATAGATCATCCGATTCTTAGTAGCAATGAAAAAGATTATAACGATTGTTTAAAGTTTGATTGGCATCAGGCATAGGAATTAGCAATAGGTGATTATGTAGCAATAGCAAAAAATATACCATATTTTGGACAGAATACCATTGATAACGCTAGAGCAATAGGCATATTTATTGGAGACGGTTCTTATTTGAATAATTCTTCTGTTAATTTAACGTCCTGCGATATTGAAATACAGCAGTTTATTGAGAATCTATACCCTTGTATTACAACCGATAGTTCTCTTACTAAAGATGGTAAAATTCTAAAAAAAATAAGAGTTCGTAAAGCAAAATACGATATAAACAAATTAGGTATATCTGGACAAACAAAAGCAAACAAACGATTGCCAGAAATCATCAATACTTGTGATAAGAATAGTATTACTGAGCTTTTAGGAGGACTATATGATACTGATGGTTGTGTTTCCACAACATATTATAAAAAACGTAATAAGTATTCTACTATAATAAACCTTACATAGAGTAGTGAAGAACTATTAAAATAGGTGTTATATCTTTTATAGAAATTAGGAATAAGGGGTTATATTTATAAAGTAAATAAAAAACCATCTAGAAATAGTGTTTGTGAAAATTAGAACAGTGTATATTACTCTTTAGATATTCATGATAGGGATAGCATTATTAATTTTCATAAAAACATAAAATTTCTAGTCAAGTACAAATAGAAAAGATTAGAATAGGCCGCTAAATACTATGAAAATCAAAAATCTTTACAAAAAGATAGAGGATTTTATTATGAGAAAATAGTAAACATTGAAAATGTAGGGGTAAAAACTATTTATAATATAACTGCTGGAAATACTCATACTTATCTTGTAAATGGAATTATTACTCATAATTCTGCATTTGAAACCATGAAGGATATGTTCTATAATCCTGATGGATATAACTGTTTAGGATTTGACAACATATGGGATGAATCCGCTACTACTAACAAATGCGGTTTCTTTGTACCTCAATATACTAACTTAGATATACGTGATGAAAATGGTAAACGTATATATATGGATGAGGACGGTAATACATACCGTAAGAAGTCTTTAGAACACATATTAGCAGAAAGGCAAGTAGTAATAACTAATGCTACTAATAACGCAGCGGTTGATAGATACGTTGCAGAAAGACCTATTACTCCCGCAGAAGCTATGCTAGAGTTTAATGGTAACATATTTCCTAAGAAGGAATTACAAGAGTAGTTATCATTACTCAGAACTAATAAAAAACTATAGAATCATAAGCAAGTAGGTGATTTAGTGTGGCAGTCTGATGGCAGTCTTAAATGGGTTATTAAGAAGACAGGAGATATAACCCATTATCCATTAAGAACTAAAAGGGATGAAGTTACTGGAGCATTAATGGGAGACGATCCTACCGGTTCTATAGTAATATGGGAGCATCCTAATAAGGATGCTAGCGCTGGTTTGTATATTGCAGGTATAGACTCATATGATTATGATGAATCGAGTACTACATCATTAGGTTCTTGTTTTATATATAAGAGAGTATAGTCTATAGAATAGTATTCAGATATAATAGTAGCAGAGTATACAGGTAGACCTAAGTCAGCAGAAGATTTCTATGAAAATGTACGTAAATTGCTTATATACTATAATGCTAGAGCAATGTATGAGAATCAAAATAAAGGTATATTTGTTTACTTTACTAATAAGCATTGTGACTACTTACTTGCTGATCAACCAGATATAATCAACGATATAGTAAGTAATTCTAAAGTAAATAGAAAAAAGGGTTGCCATATGAATAAATAGATTAAGCAGTGGGGTTGGGGTCTAATAAAGGATTGGCTAAACGATATTAATGCAGATGGCAAGAAGAACTTATACAATATTATGTCGGAACCGCTATTAGAGGAACTTATAGCTGCAAATGATGTAGTTAACGTAGACCGTGTAATGGCGTTGACCCAAGTAATGATATATAGAGAATAGCTATATAATGTTAAAGTAAAAGAGATTAAAAAAGAGAATAGAAATAGGGTACTGTTTGAAGGCCCTATATTTACTCAAGAATGGTTTCGTGACGACGAAGCTATAGATAATATCGAAGCATATATGTTTTAATTATGAATAATATTAATCAAATGCCAATATAGAAACTTCCTATGTCTAAGAAGACAAAAGACTGGCAAGAAAGTTGTATAGACTATGTTATAGGTCGTAGTTTAGGAGGTTCTAGAAATGGCAATAACAGAACTCGCAGAGAGGAGATGCAAACATACTATGATCTTTATAATAGTATATACAATGAAAAAGATCTAAAGTATGTTACTAATCCTTTTAAACAGCAGGACGGCTTTCCTGCAATGGCTTAGGATTATAATATAATTAAGCCTAAGATAGACTTACTGTTGGGAGAAGAAACCAAAAGACCATTCAACTTCAGAGTAGTACGTACAAGTGATATAGCTGCTAGTGAGATGTAGGACAGAGCTAAATAGCTTTTAATAGATTATATTCAGGCTACTATAATGAGTAAATTAGGTCCTGAAGAACAAGCTAGATACTAGGAAGCTTTGCAAAATGGTGAAATAATGACTCCTTAGTAGATACAAAAATACATGAGTAAAGACTATAAAGATATCGCAGAAATAACTGCATACCACAGTCTTAATTACTTAAAGAATAAGTTAAACATTACTCATGAATTCTTTAAAGGTTGGAAGGATGCTTTAGTTGGTGGTGAAGAGATATACTATGTAGGTATACTAAATGGAGAACCGTGTTTAGAACGTGTTAATCCTATCTACTTTGATTATGATACTGAAACATCTGACTTAGAATTCATTCATGATGCAGAATGGTGCTGTTATGAAATGAATATGTCTGTTACTGAATTATATGACAGATTATATGATAAGATGTCTGAGAAACAGCTAAATTAGTTGTTAGATATGATGGATCAAGCTTCTAAAGGAGGTATAAATCCTGAAGTAAGAAAGACATCTTTAGACTATACTCATATTAAAACACATACTATTAACGGATTCAGTAGTAATCCATTTGATAGTACTAATAGTGTGAAAGTATGGCACTGTTGCTGGAAATCATTTAAGAAGATAGGCTTTGTTACTATAATTGATCCTGAATTAGGAGAACCTAAGGAGTACCAAGTAGACGAAAGCTACAAGGAAACTGGGATGGAGCTTAATGTAGAATGGAAATGGATTACTGAAGTATGGGAAGGATATAGAGCTGGTGAAGACTTATATATAGGAATACAACCATTAGAATATCAATATACTTCATCTGACAATCCTAACTCTCAGAGATTGCCTTATACTGGAGTAGTATATAATAATACAAATAGTAGACCTCGTAGTTTAGTTAGCATGATGAAGCCATTACAGTATATGTATATTGTACTATGGTATAGATTAGAGCTTGCTATGGCTAGGGATAAAGGTAAAGTAGTAAATATGGATATTACTTAGATACCAAAATCTATGAATATAGATGTATCTAAATGGATGCATTATTTATCTGCTCTTGGTGTAAACTTTATTAATCCGTATGAAGAAGGATGGGATATACCTGGTAGAGAAGGAGGTAAACCTAGTCAGTTTAACTAGATTACAGCCCTTGACCTTACTATGGCTAATACCATAGATTAGTATATTAATCTTATGGATAAGATTGAAAGTATGCTATCTGAGATATCTGGAGTTAGTAAGCAAAGAGAAGGTTCTATTTCATCTAATGAATTAGTAGGTAATGTAGAACGATCTGTAGTACAATCAGCTCATATTACTGAACCTTGGTTCTGGACACACAATTAGGTAAAGAGAGAATGCTTAACTATGTTGCTTAATACCGCTAGATGGGCTTGGAAAGATGGTAGTAAAACTCATCTACAATATATATTAGATGATGCTACTAGAGCATTCTTAACGCTATCAGATGATATGCTTTATGAGGATTTTGATATCTTTATAGAAGATACTACCAAGAATCAACAGTACATAGAAACTCTTAAGCAGTTAATGCAACCTGCTATGCAAAACGGAGCTAGCTTACTTGATATAGCTGAAATTATTACTATGGATAATATTAGTATGATTAAGTCTAGATTAGAGGAAATTGAGCAAAAACGTATGGAGCAACAACAAGCTATGGAACAAGCTCAAGCAGAACGTGAACAGCAAGCTATTCAAATGCAAAATGAGATTAAGGAAGAGGAGCTTATGATTAAAGAAGCAGAAATGGATCTTGAAAAATATAAGATAGATCAAGATAATGCTACTAAGATTACTGTAGCTCAACTTAATGCTTACAGAGGTACTGAGAATATGGATTAGAATGAGAATGGTGTACCTGATGTCATGGAAATAGCCCAGCAAGCTTTAGCTGAACGTAAGCAAGCATCTGATGAAGCTTCTAAACAATTTGAATTCAATGCTAAGATTAGAGAGCAAAAGATGAAGAAAGAGATAGAAGATAAGAAGAATCAGCTTGAAAGAGAAAGAATGGATCATGAAATGAAGTTGCAGGCAGCTAAAGACAAAGCAGCACTTGAAAGAGAGAAACTTAAAGCTAAAACTGCAATCAAGAATAAAGTAACAGGAGAGAAATAAAACATGGAACCGCAAGAAAAAGAATGGAATAGGATTACAAATAAATATCCAAGAGATCTAACCTGTGATATATAGTGTTGGTTATGGTGCGTTGGGAAAAATAACAATACTAAGTATTTCGTAGATATTTTTAATCAAATTACTAAGACTAGTTTATTTCGATATAGTTCTCACAATATATTTGATATAGACGGCGTAATATTAAACAAACTAAAGGAATATGAATTGGTTTAAAGAAACATGGTGGATAATTAAATAGTTATTCACTAAAGTAAAAGCAGATAAAGTAGAATATAAACACATGGATCACTATCCATTTAGTGGTTATTCTGCAATGAGCTGGTGTGGTTACTTGTTAAGTAGAAAACCTGAATCTCAGATTAAGCCTACTACTTGGAATCATGAAAATATTCATCTCTATCAAGCTAAAGATAGAAAGAGATGGATGAGTTATTATTGGTCTTATGCATGGTCATGGATTAAAGGTAACCCTATAATCTATCCTGCATCTAGTGCTTACTATACTATTCCTTATGAAATGGAAGCTTATGCTAATGACGATAACTTTGATTATCTGAAAACACGTAAGCCTGAGGATCTTGATAAGTACAAAATTAAGGACAGAAAGAAGACTTATAAGGCTAATAAGAAGAATTGGAGACAGTATCTTAAAACAATTAAATAATAGGAGGATTATATAATTAGTAGAAATATAGATACATCTGTCAATAATAATATGTTAAAGTAGTTAGAGAATTCACTAAAATAGACAGACGCTACTGACTATTACAGAAAAGGTACAGAATAGAAAGCTTATATGAATTAGCTAAGAACTATGCTCAAATAGAATGGAGATGTATAGAATTTAGATGAACCAGTATCGTCTACTCTACTTAAGAAGTATCTAGATAAAATGTCTGATAGTGATCCTATAAAGAAGATGTTTAAACAGCATAAGAATATTAATGCGTATACTAAATGGTTTAACACTATTCCGTTGCTTGGTACTACTGCATTAGGAGCTAATGCTTACTTTAATAATAACAAAGATGAGTGATCTAATAGATTATACAGGTATCATGCCGGAATACCCTATACCTTCATATAAGTATGGTGGTATTCACATAAAGAAGAAGAATAGAGGTAAGTTTAATGCCTTAAAGAAAAGAACTGGTAAAACTACAGAAGAACTTACTCATAGTAAAAATCCATTGACACGTAAGAGGGCTATCTTTGCTCAGAATGCGAAAAAATGGAAACATAAAGGAAGAAAGAAAAAATAATAAATCTAATTATATATAATTATGGATAATATAACATTGAACGGTTTTGAGGTGTTTGAAGAACTCGTGCCAGGAGCAAGTGTAAAGAATAAACCTATTGTTTCTCCTACTAATGAGGAAGAGGAAGAAACAAAAATTGATCTTGAAGGAGTAGGAGAAGAACTCAGTGAAGAAGAGTTAAATAATATTCGTAAGAATACTAAAACTGAAACTGAGGAAGAGAAAGAGGAAGAGCTTGAAGAAGAAGATAAAGAAGTAAAATCTAAATCTAAAGCTAAACCTAAAACTACTACAAAGGAAGAAACAGAAGAACCTGAAGTTGAGGAAGAAGAACCAGAAGAGTCTACTGATGAAACTACCATAGTAACAGGTTTTTTTGATTCTTTGTCTGAAAAGTTAGGTTGGGACGACATTGAAGATGATGATAAACCTAAGACTGTTGAAGATCTTATTGATTACTTTAACGATGTAATTGAAGAAAACTCAGTACCACAATACGCTAGTGAAGAAGTTGAGCAACTTGATAAGTTTGTTAAGAATGGTGGTAATTTGAGAGATTATTTCTCAATTGACAATGAAATTGATCTTGATGATATCGATCTCGAAGATGAAAGTAATCAGAAGTTGGTATTAAAAGAATTCCTTAAAGAAAAGGGTTTTAATGCTAAATAGATTGAAAAGAAACTTACCAAATATGAGGAAGCTGGTATTCTTGAAGATGAATCATAGGATGCTGCTGAGGCTCTTAAGGATATAAGAGAGAGTAAGAAACAACAGCTATTGAAAGATCAAGAAAATGCTGCCAAGCTTGCAGCTCAACGCCAACAGGAGTACTTTGATACCGTTGTCAACGAAATAAAGGGCATGGATAATATTCGCGGTGTTAAAATTCCTGAAAAGGATAAACAGACACTATTAGAATATATATTCAAGCCCACCTCTGATGGTATGACTAAATTCCAAAAGGATTGGTCTAAGAGCGTAAAAAATTTAATTGAGTCTGCCTACTTTACTATGAAAGGAGACACACTTGTAAAAGCCGCCGAAGTAAAAGGTCAAAATGCAGCTATTAACAAGTTTAAGAATAGTCTTAATAGAACAGGAGTAAGTAGAAAGACTAAGAAACAGGATAACACTAGCACCGAGTCTATGTGGAATTCTTTTGCGCGAAGATTACGTGCAGATTAATATTAACTAATAAAAATTAAAATTACTAGTATTTTATGGATAATAATATTCTAAATAACTTAGTTTTATACAAAGGTAAATGGTTCAGTGATTTGATTGATACCGCTAAGATTTCTGCGGCTTCTCAATAGAATCCATATCAGGTTGCTACCGTGTTGTCTTATGTATTTGGAACTAAGGATAATGGTTACAACACTTCTTTGGATATGCTTACTGGTGGTCTTGGTAATGTAATGACCATTAATCAACCGAGCTGGGAGTGGAATGTAATGATTGATGCCGATAGAGCAGTTACAATTAGAGATGCAAAATGGAATGGCGCAGCTATTACAGATAATTCAACTGCAGGTCTTGGCAATACACCGATTATGCTGTGGTTAGAAGATAACTGGTTTGGTCCTACTGCTGTATTGGAATTTGACGATAAGGAATTCCAAGTACGTGTAGCAGGTGCTCCGTATCAAGATGGTAACTTGTGGGTATATACTTGTTTTGTAGCTGATGGTCAGCCTACTTCTTATATCCCTGCAGAACTCTTGAAACCGGGTTGCCAAGTATCTCGTCTGGCTTCTGCTGTTGAAGAGTACAGTGAAGAGGGTGATATCCTGAACTATAATACTCATTTCAAGATGCGTAATTATCTTACTACAATTCGTATCAACTATGATATTACTGGTTCAGCTTATTCTACGGTAATGGCAATTGCTTTGTAGGATCCTAAGACTGGTAAGAAGTCTTATTTGTGGGCTGATTATCAGGAATGGGTAGCTCTGCGTGAATGGTATAAGAGATGTGAACGTATGTTGGTTTACATGAAATCTAATGTAAACAAAGATGGTTCTTGTAATCTGAAGGGTACTAACGGTCGTCCAGTATTTATTGGTGCTGGTCTGTTGGAACAGATTGCTCCGTCTAATAGACGTTACTATACTCATCTTACTGCAGAACTGTTGGAAGACTTCCTGTTTGACCTGTCTTACAATGTACTTGGTACTAACGAACGTAAGTTTGTTGCATTGACTGGTGAAATGGGTATCCGTGAATTTGATAGAATTTTGAAGGAAAAGGTAGTTAACATGAACCTGATTGATACTGTATTTGTAACTGGTTCTGGTGACAGCCTTACTTTTGGTGGTCAGTTCAAGACTTATAAGATGACTAATGGTATCGAGTTGACTCTGAAGTATTTCCCGCTGTATGACGATATTACTTACAATCGTAAGTTGCATCCGGTTACTTTGAAACCGCTGGAATCATATCGTATGACATTCCTGGATCTGGGTAGACGTGATGGTGAAGCTAATATCGTTAAGGTAGTTCGTAAGGATCGTGAATTCGTAACTTGGACTACTGGTGGTGCAGTTCTTCCGTCTGGCTATGGTAAGTCTATTAATACTCTGAGATCTAATGGTAAGGACGGTTACACTGTATTCTTCTTAGGAGAAATGGGCATAATGTTAAGGGATCCACGTGCGTGTGGGGAACTAATCATGGAAGCAGAGTGATAAACTAACTTTTTTATACAATTATTAGGAACCTTGCGGTATGGTTAACGTTATATAATATATAACAAAAAATATTATATATTATGATGCGTTCATATGATGTTTATAAAATAACAAACAAGGTTAATAATAAAGTATATATAGGTATCACAAGTAAAGGTATAAGTGCTCGGTGGAAAGAACACATCTATAGTGCCGAGCACGGATGCCCCTTCAAGTTACATAATGCCATAAGAAAATATGGAAAAGAGAACTTCTCAATAGAACTTATAGATTTCTGCAATAGTTGGGAAGAACTCACAGAGAAAGAACAATATTATATTTCCGAATATAAATCATTGCAAGATGAGTATGGTTATAATATGACAGAAGGCGGAGACGGGACTTTTGGTAGATGTCATACTGAAGAAACTAAAGAAAAGATCCGTCAAAAAGCTATCGGCAGAGAAGTTACTGAAGCTACTAGACTTAAGCTATCTGAAGCTGGAAAAATAATTACAGAAGCAAGAGAAGCTTATCGTAATTCTGGAAATATTGGTTCTTCTAGAAGAAAACCAGTGCTACAATACACTAAAGACGGTAAATTTATATCAGAGTATCGTGGTGTAAACGAAGCGTCTAGATTAACAGGAATACATGTCACAACTCTATCTAACGCGTTAAAGGGTAGAAATGTGATAGGTTCTAAAGTAAACCCTTACATTTGGGTTTATAAAGAAGATTACTCCGATGTACCTGAAACAGTTCCGACTAGTTTATTTGCCAAAGACCCTGATTGGAAGCCTACTATATCAGAAGCTTGTAGAAAAGCTGATTTAGAATCTAGAAAGAATAGAAAGGTAACTGAAAAACAAAAGAGTATCGCCATTGAAAATGGTTTAAAAGTAGCTAAAGCTATAAATCAATATGATAAAGATGGCAATATAATTAAGGAGTATGTTTCTATTGTTGAAGCATCTAGAGAATCTGGTTGTGATAGAAGAGGTATACAAAGACAATTACAAAACCCAATAGACCCAAATAATAAACGTGCTTGGAATAACGCCAAATATATCTGGAAATATAAAGAACAACTAACTGAACAATCTAATTAATAATTATGGAAGTAATCGTTAGAATAATTAAAACTAATCCCTGGACTGGGATTACTAAATGGCCTACATGTTTTGACTATGTAAGCTCTTACTGGACTAGATCTGGTAATTTATATACTGGTTTATCTGCAGAAGATGCGACCAGATTAGAAAAAGAAATTGGTTATCCTGAGGGATAGTTATCTCCTAATAGTGCGTTTTGGGATACTTTTGCTATTAAGATTGGCAAAAAGGATTTAATATTGGATACTAATAGACCTGAGGATGAATTAAAATACCTATTCCTTAAGAAACATAAGAGAGTAGCTAATGGTCTTAACGATATTAAGCCTAGCACTGATTATGTTATGATTAATAAGGATAGTGAAGCAGAAGAACAGAACAAGTTCAATAAAGTTAAGCGTGAAGCATATAGAGAGATGGATAAGATGTCTACTGAAGAAATGCGTAAGTGTTTACGTCTTTATGGTATGAAATCAGACTCTATGTCTAATGAAGTTGCTGAAGCTAAATTGTCAGAATTTATTGAAGCTGATCCTTCTAAGTTCTTGATGAAATGGGTAAATAACCCAAATAAAGAAATTAACTTCGTAATTGAAGAAGCTATTGCTAAAAACATTATTAGAAAGAATCGTGCTCAATATTACTTTGGTACTGATTTAATTGGTAATGGTCTTGAAGATGTAATTGCCTATCTTAAGGATAAGAAGAATTAGGATCTAAAGCTCTCCATATTACAGGAAATAAAATCTAAATAATGACTAATAAAGATTCTCATATAATTTTCAAGGTAGTTCTGGATAAGAATGCAGAAGGTATTGCTTATGGCGGATGCCCGGCATTTTTAGACGAGGAAGTAGACTTATTTCTTAACCAAGCATAGCTAGAAATCTTAAGTAATAAGATTACTGGCAATAATGCTTTAAGAGTAGGTTTAGAAGGTTCTGTATCTAACTTATCTGAGATAGAGAAGTTAATAGCTACAGATGTTAATCTTCATGCTGTACATACAGACTACAATGAGTATGCATTAGAAGATGTTCATGATGAAGATAATAGAATGACTATACTTAGTGTATTACTTAAGTATGGACAATTCTAGACTAACTGTGTACTTACTAGCCATGAGTTAGTAAAGCCTTTTAAGCAGACTTATAATAACATACCTTGGGTAGAGAATCCAGTAGCTACTTTAGAAAATAATAAACTCTTAGTATACGTAGATCCTGTTTTAATGCAGGATCCTATGTATGCTCCAAGAGTAGAAGATAATACAGAGTTCTATAGAGTAGATCTAACTTATGTTAAGAAACCAACTAAGTTTGACTACACTAAACCTGAACAAGAATTAGATTTTCCTGAGGATGTCATGTATGAGATTATTAATAGAGCAGTAGTAATCGCTCTAGAGAATATAGAATCTCAAAGACAATCTTCTAAGTTTTAGTTAAACCAAGTATCTGAATAATTATGTGTGAGAGAGATTTTCAAATAAATGTAGAGAGGCAGCTGAATAATATCATACCTCATTATAATGAAACTATCAAGTTTCCTTCAGATACTTTGTTTCATTTTATAAATAAAGCTAAAGACGAATATGTTAAATAGAACTTTAGAGTGTTCTAGAGGAATCAAGAGATTACTGATAACATACGTACTTTAGTAAATACTAAAGATTATACTACTTATAATTTTAGTAAGTTAGGTAACAAATGGGAAGCCAATTATCCTGAAGATTATATGTTTGCACTTGGTGAAAATGTATACATAAGTATAAAGGATAATAAATGTAATAACTTAATTACTCATGAGTCTGATGTAATAGAGGCTACAATAGAAACAGTAAGCTCCAGACTAAGTAATAGTCTATCAGATCATAGATTACGTTATAATCAAGCAAAACCTATTAGAGTATATACTGACAATAAAATTGTATTATATACTGATGGTAATTATAATATAAGTTCTTATGAGCTTACTTACTTAAGAAAAGCTAAGGACTTAGGTACTCTCTAGGATCTAACTAAAGAGTATACAGATCTACCAGAAAATACACATTAGGATATAGTTGATCTAGCAGTTCAAATGATAGTACAAACTATACCTAATACAAGTTCTAAAAAATCTTAGAACGAATAATTAAGGCGCTTACGGCCGTGGAAATCTGAAATAATGAAAGTAGAAAGTAAGCGAATAGACTAAGCGCTAATGTCTAATTTAATTAATAAAAACATTTTATGATTACAAGTGTACATTCCGTATTAATCGGAAAACAAGCTCCTGCTTCTTATACTACAGTAGATGCTTTGAATGCGGGCGACGTTGCTTTGTTTGATGAAAATAAAGCTCTTATTAAAACTGCCGCTGAAGCAGTAGATGCTAATTCTCTTTATGTAGGTGTAGCAGGTGAAAAGATGAATGTTACTATGCCTGATGGTACAGTAGCTCAGAAAGCTAATATTGATTTCTCTACTGAAATTCAGAAAGCTTCTAAACCGTCTGCAGTTATTGGTGAACATGTTGAGCCAGTTGAAGAGAAGATCGTTATTACTTTAACTGATGCTACTATTATTGCTGGTAACCGTTACGTTCTGCGTATTGTTTATAAAGATATGTACGAAGCTGCTTGGCAGTTTACTCATACTTATGAAGTATATGCTGAAACTACTACTGCTAAAGACTTAGTAGATGCTTTCTTGAAGAAGATTAACGCACACAAGAATCGTAGAGTACAGGCTTCTGCTTCTGCTGCTGTTCTTACTTTGACTGCTATGCCGAAGGATGATAACGAAGGTGTTTATTCTCTGAATGAATACAGTGTTGTATCTATGGAAGCTTCTCTGTATGAAACTATTCCTGGTGCATTACTTGCTAATCAACCTAAAGCCGTTGTTGGTGCTAAGATTGAAAAGACTGCAGGTAATCCTGGTAAGGGTTATTGGAAGCAAGTACGTGACGCAGAAGTACGTAACATGGGTTATAAAGGTCATGTATTTACTGGTGCATATCCTATTGTTGAACAGGCTCGTAAGGTAGTAGAAGGTGCAGAATATGACTATGCTATCATTGAAAATGATAACCTGTACTTGAGCAATGATAATCAGTACATCAAGACTACTCCGTTGACTACGGAAGTTTATTGTCCTAGTTTAGTTGATTCTATCGTAGATAAAGGTATTCAGTCATTTATCGCTGGTAAGACAATTGACTAATCCACGTTAGAGAGATTGAATTTGGGATAAGATTCCTTTTACAAACTACAGAAGTGGAGTTGTGGAATATTCCACTCTCCACTTTTTTTATTGTTGATATATGGACAAATTAACAAATATACAAATAGATGGTGATAAACTGACCTTCAAGATAGAGACTGAAGTAGACCTTAGTAGCTATAGTAAGGAAGTTTATATAGATGAAGTATGGAATTTAAAGAACATACTTGAAGACAGTCCTATACATAACATTGGCTTTTCTGAGAATATTACAATTGATTCCGATAATAATGTAACTGTAACTAGTGATGATATTCTAGAGTTAGATTGGAATATGAAGTATGTTACATTAAGATGTTTTACGGATCAGGAAGAAATACATTTTCATGGCATATACTATAATCCTTCAATTGTGTATATGGCAGAAATTAGGAAATTACATACTCACTGTTCAACTTGTTTAGATGATTAGACTATGCAGAATATAATGTTAGTAGTCTTTAAGAGATAGTTGCTTGAGTATGCTCTAGCATCCGATTATTATCGCGATGCTTTACAATTATATGTAGATATCTGTAGATTACTTGAAATATCTATTAAGCCAAAATGTGCAGCTAATACTTGCTGCAATAATGCTATTCTTACTCAGAAAGGTGACTGTTTCAATACAGAAAACGATAAATGTCTTCACTTAGAGAAAGAGCGTAACTCTGCTACTTTATTTAGTGGTATTTGTTACTCTTGTTCTAATAATACTTGCAGTACAGGAAATTGCAGTAATGGTTATTGTAAATTATAAAATAGATAGATATGTTACAAAAATGTGATGGCGTAAAGATATTAGACTTAGAAGAGAAGCTTGAAGCTACAGGTGGTGAATACATTGTTACTGCAGAGAAAGACAATAACTATAAATTACCACTTGAATCAGTAGCTGATATAGTTATAGGTAATTCTAAGTTTAAGGCTGCAATTAAGGATGTATACGAATCAAGTACTCCTACAGCATCTGTATCTTTAGACAAAGATAAGTTCTTATTCTCATTTGGTATACCAGCAGGTAGAACCGGAGATGCAGGTAAGGATGGTAAAGATGGTAAGGACGGTAAGGACGGTAAGGATGGTATTGATGGTGTACCAGGTATAGATGGAGATACTACTAGAGTAGTAATAGCATATAAGTCTACTAAAACTATGGAGAGACCTGATACTCCTGTAGGCGGTAGTTGGGATTACGATACTAATACTATTACTTATCCCGAAGGTTGGTCTGGTAGTGATAGTAATCCTAATGGTTATGTATGGATGTCTACTGCTACTTTCTCTAGTAAAGGCACAATAGTAGTACCTTGGAGTACACCTGTGAGACTTACAGGTGCAGATGGTCATGATGGTTCAGATGGTAGTAATATTGAGTTTGTATACAAACTCACTGTAACTAGTTTAGTTACCCCTACTAAACCCACAGGTAATAGTCAGACTGAAGCTATTAGACAAGGTTGGACCGATCATCCTACAGGTATTAGTGAATAGTATCAATGTGAATGGGTTTGTTCACATAACTTGCAAACTGATGGCAGTTGGAGTGAATGGAGTGATCCTACTATTTGGTCCAAATGGGGAGTAAATGGTAAAGATGGTGATGGAGTAGAATACGTATATCAGCGTACTAAATTACCTGCTTCTCCTAAAGAGATTACAGATAATAATCCAGATCAGGATGAATATATACCTCAATCAGCTCCTGGTGAACAACCTTGGACAGATGATCCTAAGGGAGTAAGTGAAGAGTTTAAATATGAATGGGTTAGTAAAAGAAAGTATAAAGGTGATACACATAAATGGGGCAACTTTAGTTCTCCATCATTATGGGCTAAATATGGAGACAATGGTCAAGATGGTCAACACCTTAGAGTAATGTATACTAAGACATCTGGTAGTGATGTTAAGCCTAGAGACCCAGATAGATTGAATATTAATCCCGGTAGTATTTGGGGTGTAGGTATGCCCTCTGTGACTGGCAAAGAAGCAATATGGGGGATTCAAGCTTTAGTTACTTTTGATAATAAGCTAGTAATTGATGAATCATTACCTGAAGATGAAAGAGGTTGGCAAGGACCTTATTTAATTACAGGTGTACCTGGTCTTGACGGTAATAACTTTAATTATCAAGTAGAAGCGTTTAAATAGAGTTCTACTCAACCTGAGAAACCTACTAGTAATGACCCGTACCATCCAGGCGATGGTTGGGTACTTACGCCTGATATGTCTACTGGTATATGGTGGAAATGTATAGCGTTAGTTCAAGGTGAAACAGGTACAGTAATAGAATGGGGCGCTGTAGTAAAAATAACAGGTCAAGGGGTTGTTATTAAAGGTACTTTAGATTCTACAGACGATCTTCCGACGGAAGGTAACCAGATAGGAGATGGATGGGTTATCGATGGTTTCTTGTGGGTATGGAATGGTAGTGAATGGGTAAATGTAGGTAAGGTTCAAGGCATGGATGGTAACTACTATGAATACAGATTTGCTAGAAATAATAGTTGGGAAATAGCTCCTTAGTTAAATGCAGCTGAACGTTATCCGGCAGGATGGAGTTCTACAGCACCTGCTTTAAGTAGTGGTAAAGTATTATGGGCTACATTTGCTCTTATTAATGGTGGAGATAACACATTAATGGAACAATGGTGTGATCCATACTATATGACTGGTATGACTGGTGATAATGGTGGTTCTGGTGTTCCTGGAGTAGGTTACGAAGTTAGATACTGTAAAGGTACTGAAACTACTTATACTGGTGAAACTTGGAGTGACTCTATGAAATGGAAGAGAGAACCTACAGGTTGGTCTATGGATGTTCCTGAACTTACTAGTGGAGACGAGTATAATTACATATGGTTTATTCAATGTAGAGTGATTGATGATTCAATGGAAACCGCATGGTCTAAGCCTAATCCTATGGGTGGTATAATTACTCCAGATCCAGTAGGTTCACAACCTATAGCATATCCTGCTGGTATATATAGTACTAGCACTCCTTATATTAATGATGGGGAGAAAGCTCCTTATGTATATGATACTAGTGATGGTAACTACTATTTCTTAAAATCAGTAATGACGTGGCTTGGTACTCAGTAGAATAATGAATCTCCTGCTACAGATACATCTGGTGCATGGACTGTATTAGAGAATTATGAGGCAATCTATACTGATTTACTTATTGCACCTAATTCATTAGTAGGTGGAGCTGTATTTAATAACAACTTGATGTTCTCACAAAGAGGTAAGAATGCTAGTGGTGGTGATAGTTCTGAATACCATTTGATTAATACTTCAGATCCTATGAATACCTCTAACTCGTTTAGACCTAACTTCTTGTTAGACTTTGAGAATGGTGAAGCTTATTTTGGAGCTGGAGGCATACACTTAGCTGCTGATTCTGAGAATAGTTAGTTGTAGTTAACTACAACTGATACTAAGCTTACGCTAGACGGTAGCGGATTAAGTATGATTAATAATTCAAGCAGTGGCGCATTATCTACTTCTGGTACCTATATAAAGAAAAATAACATATCATAGCTTACAAGTGATTATTAGTTTAAACTAGATTCAACTGGCATGCGTATGGGTTAGGCCCAGTCTCCGTTTACTGAATGGTTCAGCGTAGATACTAGTGGTAACTTGAAATTAAATGATAGTATAACTATAGGAAATACAAGCGATTAGCATGCTATTATTAATAGTGGCAGCTTCTCATTAAAGAATAGCACTCTTGATAATATCGTCATTACTTATGATAATAATACTTCTTCCATAGTATTAAAGAATCCTACTGGCATAGATTCATCTAGAATAGAGATAAAAGCTTTAGACGATGATGCATCAGACGCTATTTCAGTAACCGCTTATGATTCTTAGGGTAATAAGGCATATATATCTCCGTTAGGAGTGACTGTATCAGATGGTGTAAATACTCACATAGACATTATGAAAAGTATGATTACAGTAACTAATTCTAGTGGTACTTATACAGGATGGACTGGTACTAAAAATGGTTTGCGTTTTGTAGGAGGTATTTGTGTTGGTGAAGCTTAATTAAACTACTATGGATAAAGCAAAAGAATATATAAACAGTAAAACAAACTCTATACTTAAAACTAATATACTTAGGAATAATAGAGATGTTGTAGCAACCATAGTATACAATGAGTTAACAGATTTATTGGAGTTTAGTAACACATCTAGTGTTACTACTCCTATAGATTCTGAAATACTAAAGAGATACTTACATTAGGTTAAACCACAATTATATAGTGGTATACCTATGAAACTCAAACCATATTGTATTAAGTGTGGTTGTGGTAATGGATACTTTAGAGGATTGTATGATCCTTATGTATTAGCATTGTTGACAGAGGATGCAGATCCTTGGTTATGGGAAGATAACGGTGTAGTACTGTTAGAATAGTAGAAAGAAAATAATTTGATTGACAATGATAGCAAGAATTAAAGGTTTAAAGATTAGTCAAGCTTCAGAACGTACTGCTGTCACAGGATAGGAGATGATTCCATTCCAAGATGGTGAAAGAAATGGTAAGATTCGAATGATAGAGTTTAAAGATATGACTATGTATATCTTTGATCCTACTATCGTTGATGGTAAAGTAAGTCAAGAAGATTATGACACATTAAAGCAAGCTATAGAGGAAGGTAAGCTTATCTATACTATTAATTCTAATAGAAATGGATTAGACTTAGCAACCGAAGTAGCTATAGTTGGTGGTACTATATACATTGAATCTCCTGACTTTATTAAAGAAGAAGGTACAGATAATATATCTCAAGTAGTATTTGATACTATTACTGTAGATGGTTCATTAAACTATAGTAAAGAACAATATACTACTACAGTAATTAAGACTACTGGAGATGGTACTAAAGTACTTACAGACAATGGACAGTACGTATATATAGGTAATTTAGCATTAACTAATATTAAGTTTAAAGATGGTACTAATACATCTACTTATGACTTAGTAACTAATGGCATCACTTTCAGATAGAATGCTACTCCTTGTGTATCATGGAATACCGTTAAAAGTGGTAACAATATCTATATGGATATACGTATAGCTAATGCTACTGCTTCTATGGATGGTCTAATGAGTAAAGAAGACTATGTAGAGCTTAATACTACTATACCTGGACAGATTGAAGATCTAAAGGAAGCTGACTCCAATTTAAACAATAGAATAGACAATCTTGATAATAAGATTGATAAGGAGATTGCTGATAGAGAAGCAGAGATAGACCGTATAGAGAATAAGTTTGATGGGGTTACTGATAAGCTAGAGGATGCTTTACAGAAAGAAATTGAAGATAGGAAAGCAGGTGATACTACTATTACTAACAGTTTAAATGCTTTTATTAGCACTAAAGGTCAACCAGGCGGTTTAGCTGAATTAGACTCAACTGGTAAAGTTCCAGCAGCTCAATTACCATCTTATGTAGATGATGTATTAGAATACTCTACTAAAGCTCAATTCCCTTAGACTGGTGAAACTGGTAAGATATATGTAGCTAAAGATACTAACTTAACATATAGATGGACTGGTACTCAATACTTAGAGATTAGTTAGAGTTTGGCATTAGGTGAAACTCCTAGTACAGCGTATCCTGGAGATAAAGGTAAAGCTAATAGAGATGCTTTAAACAGTATGCCTACTAAGCTTACTTCATATCTTACTCCTACTACTAGTACTGGTGAGTTAGTTAAGATTAACTATAAGTATGCAGCTAAAGATGGTTTGAATTATGGTCCATTACAGGATGATAATATAGATATACCATCAGCTACAACTACTAATGCAGGTGCTATGTCTGCAATAGATAAAGGTAGATTAGATGATTTATATGATGAATTTGGTAGTATAGAGAATCCAGGTGATAAGCTTGATTCACTACCTAATAACCTAGTTACTGGTGTAGATGCAACGTCTAGAAATGCAACTAGTGTAACTATTAACTATAAGCAATCTGATTTATCTGCAGCTAGTAATTCATATGCGAATCCTATTACTAAGTCATAGACTATACCTGCTGCTACACAATCTGCAGCCGGTGTAATGACTGCTACTGATAAATAGAACTTAGACGTCAATATACCTAATAGAATTACTAATCTAGATAATAGAGTAACTACTGAAGTAGATAGATTAGAAGAGCTTATCGAGAGCAGTTCATCCGAGATTACTAACGATTTGAATGTAGAGATTCAAGCTAGAAAGGATGGCGATAATTAGTTACAGACTAACATCGATAATCTGTAGTCTACTATGAATACAGAATTAGCTAAGAAGGTTGGTAAAGTAACTGTAGCTGGTTCTGGTAATGCTGTTACTACTGCATCTATTAGTGGTGATACTCTTACTCTAACTAAAGGAGCTACATATAATAACTATGTACATCCTGCTGGTTCTGCACCTAGTAAAGCATCTGGATTCTATAAATTCTCTACTGACTCTACTAGTCATGTAGCTAGTGTTACTGCTGTAACTAAAGCTGATATAACCGCATTAGGTATACCTTCGTAGAATACTAATACTACTTATACATTTGCTAATGGTTCTGCTGGTAATTTCACAGTAACTCCATCTGGAGGCACAGCATAGACTGTAAGCGTTGGCAAACCAGCTAATGCTGGTAATGCTGACACAGTTGGTGGTATTAGTCCATCTGCTTTTGTAAAAAAAGCTGGTGATACTATGACTGGAACGTTAACAATAAATCAAACTTCATCAGTAACTCCTTTAACTTTACATGGAACTGATGTTTCTAGTTATGTTTAGTTTATTAATAGCGGAGCGCAAACTGCAGAAGTAGGATATACTAACTTATTAGGTGCATATCTGTATAATGATAAACTGGCAACTCATCCGTGTATATCATTAGGTAGAGTAGATAGTTTAGATGAAGGAGCAACTTTCTATTATGGAGGTACTCATTATAAATTACTCCATAAGGGTAATTATGCTAATGAGTTAGATTAGCGTTATTTACCAAAAACAGTATATGATTACGGTAATGGTTGCTTAGTAAGATTAAGAAATTCGGCTAGTGATAGCACTATGCTTACAGTAAGAATTTTTGGTAATTCTTACTATGGCACTAGCACTCCATTTGACACAGTAATATAGTTCTATAACTATCCGCCTGAAAATAAAATATTATAGGCTACTGGCGTTAATAATGGGTATAGCTTTGGGGATATAAAAGTATTTAATTACGATAATCGTATTTATTTGTGGTTTAAATAGCCACAATAGTATGAAACTTTTATAGTTCACGCATATCATAATGGCGATCTTCGTAATATGGTTGAATCCATAACCAATGCTGCTATGCCCACTTCTGGAGTAACTAGAACAGTAACTATAACTCCTAAATAGGCTATATATGCTTATGATAATATATCAGTAGGTAATGTTACATCTTCGGCGACTGTCAAAGCTAAAGCAATATCTGGTACTAGTCTTAGAATCGAATGTAACGATGATGGAGTTGCAGGTGGTAGAAATAATGAAATTAATGCCTACAACGGTCCTATATATTTACAATACGATTGTGATAAGAATTTAGTATGCTGTAAAGGTGGAGGTAACGTTTCGATAGGAACAAACACAGGTCCTACAGAAAAACTCGAAGTTTAGGGTAACATCAGAGCAACTGGTAAAGTATATGCAGCAGGTGGTTTCTTCAAAGAATCCGATGCTAGATTAAAATCAGATATTAAACCTTTAGATTATACTTTAGAACAGATATGCTCTATACCTACTGTATCATTTATAATGAATGATTAGAAGCAAATAGGTACTATAGCATAGAACTTAGAGGAATTAGGTTTTGAAGATATAGTAACTGAAAGTGATACTCTTAAGTCTGAAGTAAAGAACCCTGAACATTTTGAATCATTCACTAAAGATGGTGAAGAGTATGTTAAGGTTAAGAAGGTAGAGTATGAAATGTTAGGTGTATTAGCTATTGAAGGAGTTAAGATGCTTAAGGATGAGATTGAAAAGCTTAAAGCTGAAATAGAAACTTTAAAGAATAAGCAGCATGAGTAATGAAATAGCAACATATTCTATGATATTAAGTAAGCTTAGTCTAGGTAAGAGTGGGACAGAATGTCCTACTAAGACCTAGATTTTAGCTATTAATTCATTAATCGTTATTGATAATGCTTCTACTTATGGAGCTAACGAATGTGTAAAGATAGATGATATACGTAAGAAAGCAGAGACTTGGAATTACTACTTAACAGTATCACCTACTAGTATGTCATTTGGAGCTGATGGTGGTATTAATACTTTTACTGTTAGTTCTTATAAGAGAAAAGTATTAGATGGAGTAGAATAGAGCGGTAATACTAACGTATCTCTAAAGTCTACTACTATATCTGGTAGTGGGTTCTCTTTAAGTGGAACTACAGTAAGTGCTTCTGCTAATGAAATCACTTCAGATAGAACAGGTACAGTTACTATAACTTAGAATGAGTCTAATAAGACAGCTACTATTAGTCTGTCACAAAGTGGAGATACTATTAGTTCATATGGAGAATGGACTATATCTGTATCAGCTAATCCTACTAGTGTATCTAGTAGTGGTGGTACTTCTACTATTACAGCTAGTGCTAAGAGAACTGTATATTGGGCTAGTGGAGATGTTACTGAAAAAACAGGCAATCCTACACTGTCTACTAACTTAGGTAGTCTTAGCAGTACTTCTTCACCTAGTACTTTAACATTAGGAGAGAATACATCTACATCTAGTAGAACTGCTACTATTACTGCAACTTATAGTGGTAAGTCAGCTACTTGTACAGTTACTCAAGCCGGTGCGGAACCTACTATTGAGTATGTATTTACAATTAGTCCATGGCAAGTTAATGTTGGAGCTAGTGGTGGTACAGGAGATATAGGCTTTACTTCATATAAGTTGGTAAATGGTAATCAAATCAGTTTAGGATATAGTATAGATAGTAGTACATTACCTTCGTGGGCAACATATAGCAATGGTAGATTTACTATAAGTTCTAATTCATCTACATCTTCTAGATCTGCAAATGTATACTTTACATAGAATGAATCTGGTAATAGAGATTATGCTACAATATCACAAAGTGGTTATGTACCACCCGCAGATAATTATGTATTTACTTGGGAAGGTGGTAGTACATCAGACGTTAGCGCAAGCTTCCCGTGGGATTTTTCTGCTAATGGAACTGCTACCAATATACCTGTAATATCTACTAAGAATGGTAGTAGTCAATCTTGGAGTGTGTCTAGTAAACCTAGTTGGATAACTACTTCTACTACTAGTAGTAAAGTTACTATCAGTGCATCTGATAATAGTGGATCTGCAAGAAGTGGAGAAGTAGTATTAACTCAGAGTGGTTCTGGTAATACACTTACTATTAATGTCAGTCAAGTTGCTAAGCCTGCTGAAAATGTGTATGTATTTACAATAACACCAAATACATATGATGCTTCATATAGTAGTGCCTCTTTCATACCAAGAACAGTATCTACTAAGAATGGTAGTAATATAGGCTATAGTTTAACTTCTGGTGGTACTGATTGGGTAGTTGTATCTACAACTGGAAAAATAACTGTAGAGATATTGAAAAACACTACTTCTAATACTAGAAGTACTACTCTAGTATTTACATAGGATGAATCTGGTAAGACTCAATCTATAGAGATAACTCAAAGCGGTTATACTCCTACATATACGTTTAACGTAACTCCAACGAATTTAAGTGTAACTGCAGCAGAAACTAATGAGACTCTTACAGTGCAATCTTATAAGACTGTACTTAAAAGCGACGGTAGTGAAACTACAGAATCTCTAGATTATGAATTCTCGTCAAATAATTCTTGGGTTGCTGCTGCGAGAACTACAACCAACACTACGTATATAACTGTAGCAGAGAATGAAACAACAACCTAGAGAACTGCTAAGATTACTTTAACTCAAGCAGAGAGTGGTGCTCAAGCATTTGTAAATGTTATTCAAGATGGGAAAGCAGAGGAAGTAGTTAATAAATTAACTTTGAATAGTCTTACGTATGATAATGGTTATTTATTCCTTTCAGGTACGACACCAGTAGAATCTAATGTTTAGAACTACTTCATGTTCATAGCAAGTGCTTCTTTTAATTGGTATGCAAGTGTTGGTATAAACGTTAATGGAGGAACTGCATACGCCGGTAATCTAGTAAATATATATGTACATTCGAGCGGTAGCTATAAGTTAGTAAAGTCATTTTAGTTGCAATTAGGAGAACAGACAGTTACCTACTAATGAATCCATACTTAGCACATATGACAGATAGAGAATTGTTGGAGCAGATATATCTTCTGCTCCTTCAAATCAACGTAAAGGTAAGTGAGATAGATAATGACACTAAACAATTTGGTATGAACGTAGCAGCCAATCTAGTTGGTGATGCCCTAATGATGAATAACAATGATGCCGAGAGAAGAAATAATTAAACAACTTAAACCTTACTTTGATGTAAAGGAATTAGTATGCAATCACATATATAGTAGATTTGGAGAATAGTCATGGATGTTCTTAAGTACATAGCTACTACATGTATTACTATGTCTACGTACTGATATTTTACGAATGCCAATGCATATCAATATTGGTGATATGCATCAAAGAGGTATGCGTTGTAATATGTGTCCTTTAGTAAAAGGTAAGAAGAGCGTATATGTATCTGCACATATAACCGGTAATGCCATTGACTTTACTTGTGATGATAAGACTGCAGAAGAAATAAGAGAGATAATAAAGGCTAAACCTTTGTTATTACCATGTAAAGTACGTTTAGAGGAAGATGTTACATGGGTTCATATCGATGTATATGATGATGGAACAGAAGATAAAATAACAACATTTAAAGCATAATATATGTTACAGAGAGAGATAGTTAGATTTAGAGCATCAGATACGTAGCCTAATCCTCTAGAAGTAGATTATTGGATTGACGTTACTTCTAATTACTATGGTGGTTGTATTAGATATTATCGTAATGATACTAATACATGGGAGATGCTAGATCTGAATGATAAGCAAGTAGATACTATCATTGATTATATTAATAAGGCTCTTGACTAGATAGAACAGTTTATTAATGATTCTATAACTGAAATCAGAAATGAACTAGCTGAATTTAAAGATGAGTTAAAAGAAGAAGTTAATAGCCTATGGTAGTATATTAATCAGAAAGTAGAAGAGTTAACTACTCAGATTAGTAATATTAGAAATGAAATTAATGGTATTAAGTAGGATATTACAGATATCAATAATAACATTGATGATATAAATCAAGATATTACTAATATCAATTCTAGTATTGAAGAAATACGTCAAGATATAACTGAAGTAATAGGTGGGGATTTAAGTTCTATTCAACAAAAGATTACTGAATTAACTCAGAATATACAAGAGTTAGATAGTAAGATTGATCAGCAAATTAGTGATTTAAGAAGCTATGTAAATAGTGAGATTACTAAGGCTAAAAATGAACTTAAGACTTATGTAGATGGTAAAGTTACCGATCTTACTGAGTTAATTAATCAAGAGATTGAAAATAGAACTAACGCGGATAATAATATACAATCCCAAATTAATGAGCTTAAACAATTGATTACTAATGCACAGAATGCTATTGATACTCATGCTGCTAGAAGAGATAATCCTCATGTAGTTACTAGAGCTCAATTATCATTAGCTACTACGGATAGTGTTGTATTTAATAAAGTAAGTGCTCCTAGTGGATTCTTTAAAGAGTAATAGTTATGAATAAATGTGATGGCATAAAGATATTGGAGCTAGATTCTAAGCGCAATCTTGAAGGTAGTGAATACATGGTTGTAGCTGAAAAGGATTATAACTATAAAGCTCCTATAAACTAGATTGTTGATTTAGTAATTAATGATAGTAGAATCAAAGACTACATAGATACTACTATAGAATCTTCAATAGGAGATTTTAAGAATGAAGTTAATCAAAGTATATCTGAACTTACTAGCAAAATAAATAATCTAGATAGTAAGATAACTACTGTTAATAACAGAATTACTAATCTGGAGTCTAGTGTAGATGATATTGAACAGAATATAACTAGCATTAACAATAAGATTACTAGTATTGAAAATAATCTTGGTACTGAATTCCGTTTTGGTTACGTGGCAGGTAACAGTGAGAAGAGAGGATAGCAGTTTATCAGAAGTTATGTAAATAGTGAAGGAGGTAATGGAAAAAAGGCAGAAGAAGAGTTCGCTGTAGTTAATTACTTTGATAAAACTGAAGCTGGTCAAGTTGTAGCATTAAATCCAATAACATAATGAAAACAATATTATATAATCCAATATTTATAAATCCCTAGGCATACTATGTATTTCCATAGTTATATGATATAGAGAAAGGAGATTCATTCATAGAGTCTGCAGTATACTCAGGTTATTTACTGATTGAAGATCTTATATCTAATATTAGTTCCTAGGTAACTGATACTAGAGAGGTAGACTTTACATAGTTTGCTGGTAAACGTATTAGGATAAGTCAGTACACCAATATAGGTGCTGTAGTATTAGGAGAATGGCTACTGCCTGAAGGCGAACCGTCCGGCCCCTCATTCCACCAATCCTTAGTAGATGCATGGTTTATGTCCGGCCCCTCTAATTCCGATAAGCCTAGTAGTATTACTGGTGTGATGGGTAACGAGATGATTCTTAAGAACTTTGCCTTTACATCAGAAAGCGGATTTGGTGAGGGAAATTATGAAGGTGCACTTGTGTTTGACGGAGTGGATGATTACGGTATATGTAATAATCTGCCTATTCTTAACGATTATACAGTGATATGTAGGAGAGAAATAATAAATAAAGAATCTGGCGCTATAGCAAGTAAAAGAACTTCATCCTCTCAATGGGACGGTGCATTTATTTTTGAAAGAAATAATCAGTTAACCAGCTTCGGACAAAATAACTACCGTACAATTCAACAAAATAATGTATCTTATATGACAACTACTTCTTATAATGGAGGTACTATAAGTCGTGGCTCATTACAAGATACAGAATATTTGGTTTTAGGTGCTGCTGGTTTTAATATTGATTTGAATAGAGCACATGAATTCTCCAATTGTGCTATCTACTACTTTGCTCTCTATAACAAGTCTTTGACACCAGAAGAAATAGAGGTCGAGAAAGAACGGCTTAATGAAGAATGGTTGAAACGTAAAACTGAATAATATGAAGTGGTTAGCTATACCTATAGAAGAATTAAAAGAATTTGATAAGGACTGGGAATCTAGACGTACTAGTGTAGATGGTACAGAAGCTCTTATTCATGAAGAGATATTCAATGAATATTTTCCTCCAGTAATGTTACTATCTGAAACAGATGAAGACACTACTGTAGAATATCCGTTTCCTTTATTAGACGAAGAAGATATTACTAATTCACCTGAATGGAATACTCCAGAACAGGAGATTATTTAATTATTAAATATTTGCAAATATGGTTAAACAAGAAAATCCTAATTTCATAGCATCTAAGTATGCTCCAAATCCTAAAGAGGTTTCTTATTGGATTGACTTAGCAACAGACAGTACTGGTAATGTTATTAAGTCATATAGTCCTGATCTTAAGAAATGGATACCACTGAATAGAGATGCTAATGTAGACCAATGGACTCACATTAAAGAGATTGTACAATCTGTTGGTTTAAACTATGATAAGAATAGTGACATTATATCTCTGCCTGATAATAGTAGTAATAACTATTTTAAAGGTAGTAGTATAGTAGATGCTATTAATAAAGGTGATGCTGCTGTAAAAGCTCAAGTAGATAGATTAGATACTAAGATTGATGATGTTAATGAAGACTTACAAGACTTCAAAGCATTAAAGGGTCAACCTAATGGTCTTGCTGAACTTGATAGTAATGGTAAAGTACCTGCTAGTCAATTGCCTTCATATGTTGATGATGTAATGGATGCATATGCTACTTATACTGTATCTCCTACTGGAGTACTTTAGAATATACAGTTATATGCAGATGCTGAACACGAAACTCCTATAGTAGGTGAAAGAGATAAAATATATGTCAATGTAACTCCTGGTGAAGTAAGTTATCAGTTTAGATGGTCTGGTTCACAATGGGTACACATCGATTCTAATGCTATTATTATTGGTGATATTACTGGTACTGCTTATGATGGCGGTAAGGGTAAAGCTATGGAGAATGTAGTTAACTCTATGCCTGATAACTTGCTGAGTACATTCCAATTAGACTAGACAGATGTTAATAACATTACTATCAGTCTTACTGGAGTAGAGAAGAGTGATGGTAGATATGTAGAATCTACTTTAGCTGATATTACTATTACTCCTGCTACTAATACTGTTGCTGGTTTAATGACTGGTGCTGAAAAGTTAGCTATCAACGAGACTCTTCCCGATGCTATTAATGATGAGAAGACTGCTAGAGAAGCAGCTGTAAACGAATTAAAAGCTAAGGATACAGAATTACAAGGTAATATCGATAGTTTAGAAGATGCATTAAATGAAGATATTACAGAACTTAGAACTACTTTACTTAAAGTAAATGATAAGGTAGGTTTAACTGAAGCTAATGAAATGCCTGACTTATCAAGTACTAATTATTTAGCTGATAGTCCTAGTGCTATAAGTGCTGCAGTTACTCTTGATGAAGAGATTGGTAAGCTTAGTAGAAATGAGAATGAACTGTGGTATGGTGTTAAGTTTGACTTAGCTAATGGTTCTAGTCCTGATGGTGTACGTACTGGTAATATGGAAATGCATAGAACACTTCCTATCCAGAGTAAGATGAGAGGGTGTACTATCAGCAATACGGATAATGTTAAGAAATACTTAAAAGCAAACGACTGGACTAAGTGGGAAGATGGTACTGCTGTAAGTCAAGACAGTATAGGTATTAGTCCAGAAACTTTTATAGAACTTCCAGAACATTATAGACTATTAGTAGCTACTCCAGATAATACAGTTGAAATTCGTATGAGTGAGTATAATCTTCCGGGTTATACTAAAGTAGAGAAAAAATATATAGGCGCATATGAAGCTACCGTTAACACAAATGGCGATTCTGTTATTAACTTGCTTAGATCTATAAGTAACAGTGAAATTAATTTTAAACCTGTTGTAAGTAATACTAGAGCTCAATTTCAAACTTTAGCCAGAGGAACAAATAACAAATATAAACGTTCCAACAATTGGAACATGTACACTTATGATGCTCACAGAGACCTTACTTGGTTATTCGTAGTAGAATATGCTACATTGAATAGTCAAAAAGCATTTAATGCTAACTTAACTACAGAAGGTTACCATCAAGGTGGTTTAGGTGAAGGTGTAACTACAGGAACTGTAACTGTAAATGGAGCTACTACATATTCTTTTGTACACAGTGGTGTTACTAAATCACTAGGCAATGGTACTGGTATAATTGAATATACCCATACTAATACTGATGCTGAAGGTGGATCTACTGGTACTAAAACAGTTAATGTTCCTAGATACCGTGGTATTGAGAATCCATTTGGTCATGTATGGAAGAATGTAATTGATGTAGTAGTTGCCGGTACTGACAATAGCGTATATATCTGCAAAGATTATACTAAGTTTGGTACGTTTGAAGGAGGTACTAATCCTACAGCAGAACAGTTAATTGCAGCAGGTTATGAGTTACAAGACTTTAAAGAAAGTACAATTACTAGTCAATATGTAAAAAAACTCGTTAATAATAATTAGGCGGATTTGTTCCCAGCTATAGTAGGTAATGGAGCAAGTTCTACAACTTATTATTGTGATTATCACTGGACGAATGCTGTAGCTACACCTAGAACGCTTCTGATCGGCGGTTGCTCGGCCTATGGGTCTTATGCGGGTTTGTTCTATTTGGATTCTCGCAATGAGTTGGACATTTCCGCTGCGTCTGTCGGGACTCGAATTACCTTCTATGGTGAACCGGCATTGCCAGATTCTCCAGCTACATTAGAGTTAAATGATGAGGATTATGAACTATTGGGTTCTATGGAATCTGAAGAAAACTGGTTTTAATTAACCAAAACAAAGGTTGCAGTCGTGAGTAAATCAGCAGTAACTCAGACAATGAGTCTGAAGATATTACGCTATAAAGAGCTATTAGTTTATGCAAGAAGATTTTCAAAATAGAAACCTTAAATAAACCTTATCGTTATATAATTATAATCTCAAACGGAATTCCGAGCCCTCTCAGATTTTACTCCCCTTTTAATCTGTCAGGGCTTATTTGATTTTTATTATCAGCCACTATCTATGAATTACCAACAATTAGGAGAACATACTATGTCAATATTTAAGAACATGTTCAGTAGTGCGGATAAATGCGTAGCTTCTGTTATAACTGGGCTACTTTCTATATTCGCGCCTGTATGGGTTCCTATCACTGCTGTCGGTATATTGATACTACTTGATGCTATCTATGGTTATAAAGTCTCTAAAAAATATGGGCATCCTAAGATTGAATCACATAAAGCATGGAAAACTATATGGAAGACTAGAGATGCAGCAGTAGCAATAACTAGTGCATCAATAATAGATTAGCTGGTAGTAACCTCTATTAACCTGCACGCTGTAGAAATAGTAGCAGGAATGATAGCCTTAGTTGAGTTTTGGTCGTTACTAGAATCATTTAGCGACTTATATCCTAAATGGAAAATATGGAAAATCCTCAAAAAGGTTATAAAAGCAAAAGGAGAGAAATATTTAGATATATCATTAGATAAAGAATTACCAGATGATTCCAATACTAAAACAAATAGTTAATTGGTTTACAAGGAATTTCAGAGCAGTCGCAGTAGGTTTAGTTAGTTTACTTATTGCGACTGTTTTTGTTTAGAACCATTAGCTACAGAAGAAGAATAAAGAGATTGACAGAATAACTAACAATGTTAGAGCTTACGAGCAATTAGCATCCTAGAAGGAATAGTTAAACAGAGTACTATAGCTTACTATAGAAGAACTAAATACTAGTAATGATAGTTTATTAAAAGAAGCTAAGGATGCTTAGAAAAAGCTTAAAATCAAAGACAAGAACCTAACTGATGTAAATGTAATCAATACTGAGATTAAAGATTCTGTTAGAACTATTATAAAACACAGGCTAATAGATTTTGACGAAGAACTTAAAATTAATCCATTAACAACTATCATAGTTAGTAGAAAGGACTCAATCCTTAAAGCCACATTAGATATTAAGAATCAATAGATTTTGTTTGTAGAAGAAAAGAAAGAATACAAAAATAAATATCGTAACGGTTTCGTTAGGTTCTTCCACTTTGATTGGAAGAAGATACGTACCAAAAAATATCAGATAGTTAACAGTAATCCGATAATCAAGGTAACCGATACTCGTATAATCGAGTTACCTAAACAATAATCAATATATTCAATAATATTAATCAATAATAATATGCATAGAATATTTCGTGTAAAGGCTTACGAAGCAGAACACGGTCCTCACTTCAATGAGGAACATGCCCGTAAAGCTGTAAGTAAAATGGAAAATGAGGATGGTACTCGTGGACCGCATTGGTCTGTAGAAGAAACTACCGCATTAGCTAGTCAATACGGAATAAATCTGGGTAGCAGATTTAATCGTTATGATTGGTTCGTAGCACTTAACATGGTTTATTCTGATTATTACAAAGTAATTATAAATATTACTAACTCTAACAGCACTAAGCATTTTGTTGAATTGGCAAAAGCTTGGATCAATGACAAAGACATTGATGAAGGTAAGATGTGGTATTACTATTTTTATTTGGAAGGCGTCGTAGAAGATTAAATACTATATCTGGAATTCCAGTACTTAAAACTACTGGGGTAGTAGCTACTTCTACTGAAGTAAGATATGACGTTAATTATCAAGAGTATAGAAGTTTACCAAACGAAGGATTGTTCTTTCTGGATGTAAGACAGTCTTCTGCTGAAGCTAGCGCTTCATTACCAGTAGGTTTATCAGATGGTAACAGTGAAAATAATAATCAATCTATGCTTCGCAACGCTCTACAAGAAGATGTACAAGCAGGTGACCTACAACTAAACTTTAGATATTTAATATATTATAATAAATGTAATAATGTCTATTAGTTAGTGAATGCTTATCCTGCAAATATAACCGCACCAGGTGCGTAATAATAAACAAAAGGGCTCTTAATTGAGCCCTTATAAAACTAACTTATTATGTTATTCAATCAATTAAACATAGGGGATAAAGTATATATAATTGAAGTAGTTGGTACATTCAAGAAGACTACTGAGTATAATGAAGGTTCCGTTACTCAAGTAAGTGCAGTATATGATGAGCCACTACCACCTGGGCAATTTCCTATGCCCAATTAGCCTAGAAAGAGAATAGTAGATATAACTATATAGTGCAATGGAGAAACTAAAAAGTTCACTATACCTGAGAATAAATCAGTTATTACTGATAGTGCACTAGGTCTTACTATATCTACAGATAAGTAGGAGATTATAAATATAGTACGTAATCAATACGATACGTACAAACAAAGAAAAGAAGCTATAGCTAAATGCGATGAAGAAATGGCTAAGTGCCAAGTATTATTAGATAAGCTGGGAGTAGATAATGAACCAGCTAGAGAGAATGATAAAATATTAGAACTATAGAAAGAAGTTAGTGAGTTGAAGAATATAATAAGGAAAGCTAATTAGATGGTTCCACCACCTATGAAGGAAATGCTTCCTTAGGATATGAAGAATGCTATGGATAAGGTTGGTCAATAAGATCAACCTTTTTTATTTTAAGCCCTTTTAAGACCGCTATTACTTAAATTAAAGGATTGTATTGCTAATAATAGAAAGTGCCTATAACGGCCTTAAAATGCGTTATATGGCTTATAACGTTATTAAAACATAATATATTATGACACTAAACTAGCTTGTAGATAATATTCTACTTATTGCTCGCAATAATAATATTGCAGAGTCTGAGCATTTAAGTAGAGCACAAATTGAAAAGTGGATTATAGGTTACAGAGCCATGTTAATAAAACAAGACATCGATAAAGACAGAGATATAAATGATATGTATCTTACTACTATAGAACCTATCCATTTAGATCGTGAAGAAACTGTACCAGGTTACTTTACTTATGTAGGAGATAAAGAGCTCCCTAAGTTAATAGACTTTAACTATAGACCTGGAGTAATAAATGTACGTGATATGTTTGGTAATGTAATTTAGATAGGTAGTCGTACTAAAGCTAAATTATAGAAGTATAGAAAAGCTACATGTAAGGACTATATTGCATGGGTTAAGAATAATAGAATATATGTAGATGGTGATTCTAATCAGCTAGAGTATATCAGTGTAGATGTAATAGCTGAAGATCCTACAGAACTTAATGCTTGCTTTGATCCAGATAGTGAGTTCCCTATACCATCTGTAATGATACCAACTATTACATAGATGATATTAGAGAGAGAATTACGTTTTATGATTACTATGCCTAGTGATGATACTAATGATGCGCATGATGATACATAGAACAGAGTTAGTGATAAATAATTGATGTATGAAATATTAGAGAAAGAGCTATACTACCACTGATTTCTATGAAAGCTATAAATAGTACATAGAACCTAATACACCATACGATATTGACTTATAGACATATAAGAATATTATTAATGACTATTTTTAGTACATTAGAGATGAGGTGATGTACAATTGTAAAGAATTCAAGTTTCCATGTAGATTAGGTACTTTACAAATCATTAAACATCAGCCAAAAGAATTTACAGGCAAAAGTCTTAGATGGGACTGGAAAGCTACAAAAGAAACTGGTAAGCCTGTATACCTACTTAATGACCATAGTAATTATTATAAATATAGATTCTTTTGGTCAAAGAAAGATAGTTTGCTTACTAATAAAACTAAATATTAGTTCATAGCTTCAAGAGATAATAAGAGAAATTTAGCTCAAATAATATTCAACAAAACAAAAGATTACCCAGAATTATGATAAATAATCGTATGATTAGTTCAGCTTCTGTAGTAGCTAAAGTAATAGCAGATCTCGATTTAAGAGAAGATGAGATACGTATTACAGATATTCGGGAGTGGATTATGGAATCCATACTTAAGATTGGAGCTATATAGCAGTTTGAGCATAAAGTAGAAATACTTCCAATAGAATGCCACCAAGTATCATTACCTTGTGATTTGTATAAATTAGATTAGGTAGCATACTCATACTGTTGTAATGGTGGATGGCTACCTATGAGAAAAGCAACATCCAGTTTTGGTGTATCTCATGATAATCAATGTTGTAGTAAAGCTTGTATGCTAGTGCAGGATGCAGCCATGTTCCCATTAGTTAAGAATATGTTTAATCTTACTAACGATAGAGAAGCATTAGACAAGTTAAATGAGGACAACAACCTTAGAGAAACATTAAGTGTATTGATAAACTAGAATACCGTACCTACAGCAAACGGTAGATATCTAGGTAACAGAATAGGGCATAAAGATGGTACTATGTATAGTTATGATTTATAGTATATGACCAAACCTGGTTATATAATGACTAATGTACCTAGAGGATACATTAAGATATCCTATTATGCTATATATACTGATGAAGATAGTATGCCGATGATACCAGACTTAGAATCTTATAAAGAAGCTATATACTGGTATGTTACTATGAAACTAATGTATCCTAAGAAATTAAAAGGTAAAATAAGCTAGGGAGATTACTATGATATACGTAACTCTTACAACTTCTATCGTAAACAAGCATATGCTGAAGCTATGATGCCTACTGTAGATGATTTGGCCTCAGTGTAGAACTCCTGGTTAAAATTATACCCGGAAATAGATGCCCATGATACTTTTTATAGTACAGTCGGAGAAGAATAGATATTATATAACCAAGATAGCGCATTAAGATTGATATGATAAGTAATACTGCACAAGTCAATACATTTACGGGTGGTCTTAATATGGACTAGGACGTAAATTTGATACCGGATACTCAGTATAGATATGCTGAGGATGTCCGTGTTGTCACCAACGATGGAGGAACTACAGGAGTATTACAAAGTATAGAGAACCCTAGAAGATATGATACTATTATACCTAAAGATGAGACTATAATAGGTACTGCTACTATAAATGATATTGCAGTAGTAATAACTAAAACATCTGATAATATTAATAAGATATATAGATTAATGGGGTTCGATACCAACATGCCTCAAATCAAATTAGTATGTAAAGGAGCTTTAGGATTATGTGAAGATTTATCTAAAAATCCCACACTAAGTATTGTAGGTAACTATGAATCAGACACTAATATAAAAATATACTTCACTGATGGAAATAGCCCTATCAAGATTGTTAATATAATGAGCAACGATTATATAGACAATTCTAATCTTATAGATGATAATGGAAATATAATTAATCCTGGTTCATTAGAAATAACCCCTGTAGTAAGTTTATTGCCATTTAAATTCCGTTGGTTATCTGAAGGCAATCTTAAAGCTGGAATGGTAACGTATTGTTACTAGCTTTTTAATGTACACGGTACTGAGACTGTTACTTCTCCAATGAGCGAATTAATTCACTTAACTAATAGTGTAACTAGTCAAGGTAGTTCCGAGTATAAAGGCACAGGTCTGAATAAGGCGTCAAATAAGTCAGTAGTATTATCTACTGAATTATCTCTTTAGGACTTTAATAAGTTAAGAGTAATTCGTATATTTTATGAATAGAATAATGCTACTCCTACTATTAGTATAGTAGATGAGATAGATATACCAGATGGTCAGACAAATATACAGTATGTAGATTATGGAGCTACTTTAAGTGATATATCTGTAGACGAATTTAATGCTATGACTGGTTATCAGTTTATAGCACAGACTCTTGCTAAGATGCAGAATAGGTTATTTGCTGCTAATATAACAGAGAATACTTGGATACCAGAAGATGAAGATGGTAATGACTATGATGCTAGAGCATATAGAGCTAATTCAGAAGGAAGCGTATAGTTATTATCTAGTTTAGATAGTAATAACATTCGCCTATCTATAACAGATGATGAAGCTATAAAACGCATTCCTATTACTCATGACTGTATAAATCCTTTTAATAACACAAAGTATACAAAGGATGCATCTAATTCCTAGAATGTATATATATACAATAAGGAAGGTGAATTAGGTGGTTATGGTATTAATATAGAATATTCATTCATAACTACAGATATAAATTTAAGCAATAAACAAGATAAGTTTAGATTAGATCAATCTTGTAGTATGGATGTATCTACTGTTAGAAACAATACTAGATATATCAATAGAGGTACAGACAAGATGCCTGAGATAGTACAACCTACTAAAGAACAGTAGAACAATTCATATATACCTAACTATGCTGATCCTTATATAGCTGCTAATTATAGAGGTTACCAAAGAGATGAGATATATAGATTTGGTATAATATTCTACAATGATAAATCGGTAGCTTCTCCCGTACTTTGGATAGGTGATATTAGAATGCCTCATGCTTCTCAAATGCCTCCGTTTAGATATGAAAATAATACTCTTATAGGTAATGCTTTAGGTGTAGAATTTAAAGTAAAGAAAATGCCTATAGGTGCAGTAAGTTATGAGATAGTTCGTTGTGATAGAACTGAACGTGATAGAACTGTAGTTATGCAAACAGTAGGTAGTTACGTATATGAGTATAGAATTCAAGAACAGGATAAATATGTAGGATAGGGATCTGAATTAGATAGTAGTTTGGAGATGAGACCTACTCCTTTCTTCTGTAGTTTGATTGGTGAACAATTAGCAATATCAACAGGTACAGCGGAAGATATCGGTCACTTCTCTCTTACTATGAGAGTAAATGATTATATACGTTTAGTATCTCCAGAAATATGTGTACAGGGTGATGATGCAACTAAACTGTTTGAAGGAAGTGTATACTTAGATGGTATAGGTTCATACTATTCTCCATTTGTAGGTGGTAAGGTAAACGACAGTAAGTTTGATGATTTTAAAGATAACTATGTAAATGGTAATACTATTGGTAATAGTGTAAGCCGTAGTATATTTGCTGCAGCGGATTACGTTACTCAGATAGATGGTAGAGTATTACAGCAAGATACTGTGCCATATGTAGGTTATGGTAGTAGATGGGGTCTTAACGTACTGGCTGTGGGGTTCCCTTATCAAGATAGTAGAGGTAATAAGGTATACCGTGGAGCATCAATAGCTAAGTATTTCGTTCCAACATTTGGGCAATCTCAATCTACATCATATATTGAAGATGCTAAATATCCGCCTAACATAGACTATAACATGTATGGGGCTCCAGATGTAGTAGCTAAAAGAATAAATGTAGGTAATAGAACTTATACTAACTACTCTATGTCTGACTTTATTCACAATGATAATCAATCATTACAAGGTCCAGCTGGTCCGTGTATCATAGCTCATGTACCTGAATTATAGAATGTATTCTCTGGATTTAATAGTGTACCTACTAACAAATACCCAGAGCTCCATCCATTTGATTCTACTAATGCTATTCCTGTATTTAATGTTAAACGTGATGGTAATTCTATATATGGTGGTAATACATTCTCATCTAGACAGAATTCTGTATACATAAGTATAGCAGCGCACGACAGAAAGTATGTATTTGGAGGAGATACTTATCTAAGCTTATTAGATTATCCTAATACCATGCTATTCCAATTACCTGATGCTAAAGAATGGGACGGAATGAAGAATTATATAGGAGCTTATATACCATTTGAAAGTTCTATTAATATGAATTTATTCCACGGAGATCAGATTCATAGAACGGTAACTAGTTCAAATTTTGCAGACTCTTGGTTGCAGTTAGAGCCTACTTAGATGTAGGATATACACGTACAAGATCTTCCTTACTTTGTATATAATTCTGTTTATTCCGCATAGAATACTGGTAAATTATATGTACCTAATTCTATGTATGCTGATAAAGACGTAAGGTATACTAATAGAATATTAACTTCATAGGCTAAGACTAATAATGAAGTAATAGATTAGTGGTCTAAATTCAAAGTAGCTGATTACTTAGATGTAGATAATCAGTGGGGAGACATAACCAATCTAAAAGTATTCAAAGATAGACTGTTCTATTTCCAAGATACTGGAGTAGGAGTAGCTTCTGTCAATGAAAGATCACTTATTACTGACGATAATGTAAATCAACTAGTATTAGGTACTGGTGGTATATTAAGTAGATTCGACTACGTAACTACTACTAATGGTTCGTCTATTAAGAATGACAAGAGTATAATTAATTCAGATAATGTGCTTTATTGGTACGATTATGATAAGAACGAAATATGTTCTTATACAGGTCAAGTAAGTTAGTTATCTAAAGAAAAGCAGGTACAATCTTACTTTAATAAAAACATTAAAGAAGATAGGGTTAAAGCTATGTCCTTATTTGATAAGAAGTATAATGAGGTATGGTTTAATGTACTAAATAAACCACTAGTATTTAATGAGTAGTTAGGTAGATTTACATCTTTCTATACATTTAATCCTAAATGGTCGTTACCTATTTCTGATAGAGTAGTAGCAATAAAAGACAATGAATTGCATACTATACATGATACTGGAGTAATAGGGTTAACTCCTTTAGATAGAAAAGCTAAATTAGAAATAGTTATTAATAAGAATGCTCCTTATACTAAAGTATTTGATAATGTTAGATTACAAGGAGAGTTTAGAGATGGTAATCAAGAGTCTATTAAGGACGATATCATAGATTATATGAAATTCAGTACTAAACATCAAGAAGCTATTAGAGAACACACTGAAGAAGAATTTGATGAAGAAGGTAATGTTATTACTCCTGAACAACATATAATAACCGATTATAGAGAAGATACATTTAGATTCCCAGTACCTAGAGCAGATAAGAATGAAGATGCATTATCGTTACCTGCCAGGTTAAGAGGTAAGTATATGATATGCGATTATGAGTTAGATTCTGATATAGATCATACTTTTGAAATACCATAGATTACAACAACATACAGAAATTCATTAATTTAATATGAAAAGTAAAAAGAAAACAAAAGTACCAGCATATGCATTTGGAACTCAATTCAAAGAAATTGGGGGCAATATGCTTGAAAATGCTCCTGATATATTAAATACTTTAACTACTCCTTTTTAGAAATCTAACGCTACTACAGGGGGGCAAGCTGCTGCACAATCTGTAAGTGACATAGCCAGTGGTGCAGCTACTGGTTTCCAAGTTGCTGGTCCAATTGGTGCTGCAGTAGGAGCAGGTATAGGGCTAATAGGTAGATCCGGTGAAGAGGCTAGAATGACTTCTTTTACTGATTATGATGAAGGTAGTCTTGGTAGTGGTCTAATTGGAGCATTTGGTAATAGAAAACTTCGTAGGAAAAGAGCAGCAATTAAGAAGAATGCTTATAGCAATAGAGCTGCTGTGCAAGGTACTAATTACCTACAAAGTGAAGCGTATGATGATATGATAGGGATGAATACAGATACTATGGCTAATGGAGGTATGTCCTCTTCTCTAGCATATGTAGATGATGGTGAATTGATATAGACTCCAGATGGAAGTATAAGCAAAGTACCAGAGAATAATAAACCTACTGACAGTAATTTAGTTAGTTTACCTGAAGGTAGTAGAGTATTAAGCGATAAGCTTAAAGTACCTGGTAGAAAAGAAACATTTGCACAACTTGGTGAAAAAATGATGGCAAAAAAGAAAAGTAAATATAATGACAGATTTGCAGAGAATGCAGCAAAATTAAATGAAATGAATAATAATATGATTCATGATTAGTTATTTGCTATGTAGGAATCTGTTAAACAAAGTAAAGGTATTAAACCTAAGACTAAGTAGATACAAGCTGCTGCTTTAGGCGACACTATTAGAACTAATAGTAGACATAAAACTATGTCTGTACAAGGAGCTAGATATAATGTTGGTGATACCTTCAACTATAAAGGTACAACATATAAAGTAACTGATACTAATGAAGCTATTCCTATAACCGCAAGAGAAGGATATAATGGACCAGCTAGTACCGGTTGGCCTACACAGTTTAATCCTTTAAGCACGTCAACACAAACCGCTCAACCCATAAGTATTGTAACTAATGATTCTTATGGTCTTACTAGTACACCTACTGCAACCGCACCTATTCGTAAGCGTAGGGCATCTACACCTACTGCAACCGCACCGCAAACAATTGAAGAAGAAAAACCAGAATTACCTTTTACTGACATAAATCCGTTGAGAGCTAAACATCCAGAACTGCTCATAGCAAGTAATAGTGAAATGGCCGGTCTGGGAGATGCCCTTACTTCTCATAAGGTTACTACTTTACCTAAAAGTAATGCTTATAGTAAACCTAATCGTGGTAGCAAACCTAATCGTTAGGATTCTGCTTTATCAGGTATAGCTTCTTTAACTCCTATTATGTCCAATCTATTTACTGGCAGACCTGAAACAGTTGATGCAGTGTATAATCCTTATGCTACAAGCATTG